TTAGTCTTTTGCGTAGAAATCTCGAACTAACTTCTTGATAATCTGATCTTGTTTTTCAACTTTTTGTTTTAATAAATCAACTTCATTTTTTAAGGCTGTGGTTACTGTGAGGAGGTTTTCGTCTTTTCCACTTTCTACTCTTTTTCCTTTGCCTTCATAAAACCATTCGTAAGACATATCGAACTTTTTGCGCAGAATACTAACTTCGGTTAGTGTGATCCGCCGCGATCCGTTTTCTACCTTATTAATCCAGCTCTTAGTTTTTCCTAGCGCTTCGCCCAGCTCTTCCTGGGTCAAGTTTTCAGCAAGTCGAAAAGCTTTAAACCTTTTGGCTTCGTCAGTTATTAAATTTTCCATTATCATCAAGTTTTACTATTATTTTATTTCCGACCTCTTTCACAAGATCTTTCTCCAGGTCCTTTTGAGTGATCTCTCTCTTGACCTTATGGGACTGTATCGATATACCATCCCTTTTCAAATTTTTGAGTTTATCTGACATCTATGATCTTGCGAGGTCTTAATTATTTCTTTCTCTTTTGATGAACCTCTACGATGCTGAATATTTGATAAACGTCATCTAAGCTTATTTCCCTGTCAGGGTATAGATCCTTGTTCTCATTTAAAGAGTGAATCGTCAATATTCCTTCCTCAACATTGTGCTTAAGGATTCTTTTGATCAAGATCCCTTCACGGTGTACAATGACATAATCCCTGAAAGCGTGTGTATGTAGATGGGAAAGCCAGTGCGGTCGGATGATCTCACGTCCAGTTACTATATTCCCATGATATATATTGTCTTCTATTAAATCTTGATTAGTGGTCGTCATGCTGTCCCCAACAGCAACGAAAGATTGGTAATTTCCTTTATGGTATTTATTCACAAAAATAGGGTGGGTTGGTAGTTCTTCTATATATTCGGGATCCTTGTAGCCCGATAAGTAGCCGGCATAAGCATATTCGTCAACGAGAGGTGTAAGCATAAGCATGGTCCCGTTGCCGATATCTATAAATTTATTATGGGAGATGTCTTCATCTACTTGAAAAATTTCACTGATAGATTGAGCGTTCACATCATTTTGTAGTTTGAAAATAGGCAGCTCACCATTTTCTAGCCATTCCATTCTAACTTTGTAATAATTACTAAGTGATATTAAGAATTTCGAAGTGATATTATTGTTGCCCTTTTCTATCTCAGAAATAGCAGACTGAGTGTATTTTATTGGCTGGCCGAACATTCGTTGATTGAGTTTAAGATGCTCCTTACGAAGCTCTATCAATCTTTCGCGAATATTATTTTGCTGAATATCAGTCATTTGTATGATTAAATGATAATTTTGAATAAAATATATCATTGAATGTTTTGAATTATCACTCAATGATATTAATTTTGTTATCAGAAATGATAGCAGAATTGAAAACAAAAATAGCAAAATATATGCCATTAAATGATATGAGACTACGTGAAAGTGTTATCGGAGTGATAAAAAGTGATAATAATATTAAAACTAAACTAGCATTATCATTGAATAAAAGCTATCCTACGATACAACGTTACATCAATAATAATGATGTAATGTTAACTACTGCAAGCGCAATGGAAGTTCTTAGAAGTGAGTTGCAGCTAACAAATGAAGAGTTGTTAAATAATTAAATAAAAAAGCCCAACGTTCGGACCGTTGAGCTCAAAAATTAAATTTTTCATATTATGAATACAAATGTAACAAAACCTATCAGTTTGCAAAAACTGACCTACAGTGACATTGTCCAAAATCTTGGTCATGTTAGTTTTGGAAACTACTACTTACCGGAGAATGACGATTCCTGCACGACAGTAAATAACGAATATTCTTTCGAAAGATGGAAGAGTAGAATAGCTTGTAGATATCCAAATGCTGTAGTCGAACTAAATCCCGAAGGTAGTTGGTCAAAACGGGTTATTCTGATCGATAAATCTTTTGACTATGATAAGAATCTGTTAACGGGAATCAAATCGCAGATTGCTTATGAGGATAGCATACACTAAGTGGGATCAGGAGCCAGTAAGAGCTACAACCCCATCAAAAAGAGAGTTTATCGAAGCTTTCAAAACCGAGTTTATTATCAAACACAATTTAAAATTTAAGAAATCCAAAAGATGTGGTTAATCCTTTTTTTGATAGTGATGTTCAGCGCGAAAGCTTATGTCACATACCTGATATTCAAAATTCTGTTTAAGCCTAAGAAAGTTCCGTTTTCGGATCGAAGGGCACAATCAGAAAGAAGAAAGCAATTTCGTACTTATTCGGAATACAAAAAATGTAAGGAGTCGGAAAGAGTTGAAAAGCTAAATGAAGAAATCAAAAATATCCTTACAGATCGAGAAACAAAAATATATCACACTTTATAATTAAATCAATATGTCAAATCAAACTCAAAACTTAGTAAAGGTGCTACAAAGCGCAAAGCCTGCTGAAATTGTAGAGATTGATGCAGTAAAAGAAAAGTTTATCGCGATGCACAACGCTATACACGGTAGCGATAAAGGTGAAATGATTTACCACAAGGAGGCATTTAATTTTAAAAAACAATTGGCTGAGACTCCCGGCTTGAAAGAGTGTTCACAACTTTCCTTATACGGCGTATTTCTTGATATAAATGTCAACGGCCTATCGCTAGAACAAGGTTCAAAGCCTGATTGCTACATTATTGCCAAGAGTCATAAAACGGGGAAAAAGGATGCTCAAAATAAGGACATCTATGAGAAACGTGCGTCATTGCAGGTGTCTCCATACGGAGAATTAAAGCTTCGTATGCGTGCTGGTCAAGTTAAGTATGCTGATAACCCTGTGATTGTTTACGATTGTGACACTTTCGAAATCGGCTTGAATGAACGTGGTAAGCAGGTTGTATTAGCTTATAAAAAAATGTCTAATCGTCCTGAAGGTGCAAAGATAGTAGCTTCTTTCGTTCGTATCGAGCGCCCTGACGGTTCATATGAAATGCCTTATCTCGATCAAGACGATATTCAACGGTTAAAGGGATATTCTGAGCGTCAAAACTCAAAATGGGACGATGTGCAAAAAAAGAAGGTGCCAGGAAAGGCCAACGCTCTTTATACGTCAAACGGTGGTCAGATCGACACTGGGTTCTTAGCAGCGAAAACAATCAAGCACGCTTTTTCAACTTATCCTAAAGTGCCGACAGGGAAGTTCTCTTCATTGCAAGAAGAATTCAATCATACTGAAATCGATTATGGTATTGATCCCGAAGCTTACACTGCAGGTTTAACCGAGGATGTAGAACATGTCGAAGTGAAGGACGAACCATCATTTGACGATTTCGACAAAGCTGTCGAAGATGCTCAAGTAATGGAAGAAGTTGAAACCACCCAGGTAGAAAATGACTGTGACGAACCTGAATTTTAGCAGTCAGGTAGACTAAACAGAAACTTTGTACACAAATATTTATCAAATCATATTAAAAAATTAAAACTATGAATAGTTTATTAGTAACACCAGTGAACAATGAAAATTCAATACCTAAGGCGTTAGGTATATCCAATGAAAGACAGGAAGAATTGCAAGGTATTATAAGCAATGAGTTTAAGCAAAAAAAACCTGTTACGGCGATTATGTCAAGTTTATCGAACATTGTTTTAAACGCTAACGAACTTGCTTTTGTTAATTTTAAAATTGGGACAGTTATAGCGGAGCTAAAAAACGCTGCATCAAACCCAATGGCATTACTTGCTGCAGTGATGGGAGGGCGTGGATAATGGAAGCAACTTTAAATAAAGAATTGATCAAATTCGAAGAAGTTAATTCGACTTTGATGACCGCTGAAAGCGTGTTAATGGCAAATAGATCTTTGTTTGAAAAAGCAGAGGCTAAAGCGAAATCCTTGCTCGATACAGTAGAAGCCGAAGGTATGTCGGATGGTATCGACGAAGAGATCAATAAATGGCAATTAAACGCAAAGAAGGCATTAGAGATCAATAATGAGAGACGCGCACCGATTACTCAGATCCTTACAAAGATTGCTAGTGAGTTCACCAGTCTTGAAAACCCGTTGAATTCTCAAAAGCCTGATAGTTACTACAGCAAATTGCAACTTCATCGTAACGGATGGGCCAAGCAAAAGGCCGATATTCAGAAGGCTAAAGAAGCTGAAATTCTAAAGCAACAGAACATTGCTAAAGAACTAAATGAGCTTAAAGCAGAGGCAGAAAAGCAGATAAGAGCCAACTATAATAAGAAATTGTTTGCTTTCAAGTCACACGTATCAAGCCTCGTCAACAATGCAACTTTGGAAACTTTTCAAGAAGTCACAACGAAGATCAAAGATGTTAAGATTGATTATCCTCGCGAGGCTTTCAATAAGCTTGAATGCTCTTTGTTTCCTATATATGCTGACACAACAACAGTTGACGGAATTATAGACGATGCGCACAAGAGCTTATACAATGAGTTATCAGCAAATTTCCGTGAGAATATGGAAGTCGACAAGCAGAATGCTTTAGATCAGCTTCCTAGTCGAAAAAAGGAACTTGAATTATTGGCAAAAGCAAATGCAGAAGAGGCGGAGAAAATCAGATTGCAAGCGGAAAAGCGTCAAAAAGCTCAAGAAGTTCTTTTAAAAAAAGAACAAGAAGAAAAAGCCAAAGCGGACGAAGCGAAACTTCAAGCCGATCAGCAATTAAACAATGCTCAAACACTCTTCGATACTGCAAGTCAGCTTGCAGAAGTTAAAGAATCAGCTGGAAAAACTAAAACTTCTTATGTTATTGAGGTTGTTGATGCTGCTGGATGGGGCGCGGTGTTCATGTTCTTCTTTGAAAAGGTAGGGATGACATTAGATGTCGAGACATTTGGCAAAAAGACTATGAACCAAATGAAAAAGGAGTTGGAGAAAATTGCGAACACCACTTCTGAAAAGCTTGATCATCCGAAAGTGAGATACATTGAAGATGTAAAAGCAGTAGTAACAAAATAAGGGGGTGAAATTCCCCCTAATCAAAACCTAACAATAAAATCCATGATAGATGTTGAAGGCGCGGAGCGTATGCTTCTAAAGACAACCATTCTAGTCATCAAGACTAGATTACAAGTAAGAAATTACTTTGTGACCATCGAAAAGGATCTTCCAGGAGGTCACCAAATCAGATTAAGTACAGGTAGTGTAATTAATCTATCAACCAAGGGCAAAATAGTCCTTCAGGGTAAACCTGACAACGAGTTAAAAGAAATGTTGGGCTTTTTAAGGGATTAGAAATGAGTAGATACAGACATCGATCAACAGCAATTAATGGGGTTATTCTATTCTTGCAAAGAAATTATAGACACGCTGACATTGTTCAGGAAATGCTTAAAAGCGGACGTTTGATAGGCGTCAATGAATTTATGAGAAGCTACCGATTAAGCAGAGGGAATAATCCTTCTAATAACTGCGATAAGAACGCTATTTACATTCAAAATGATTTCAAATCATTTATTCAATACTGCAAAAAAGAGCTAGTAAACAGATCAATTAGGGCTTAGCATATGACGATTTACTACAAAGTCATTATCAAATGGCAGAAATATCCAATGAATGATTGTATAGACAAAAAGTACTGTCTTTTCTCTTATTCAAAAAGGAAGTTTAAAGCTATTGAGGGGCTTGAAATGGATTCAAATACCTCAATTCAGGAAAAGATTGATTACCTGAAATTAAAGTTAAAAGTTAGAAAAATTCAAATAGAAAAAATTAAATAGTTATGGGGTGTGATATTCATATTTATGTAGAATATAAAACGCGAATAAAAGATTCGTGGAATATTGGTGATTACTTTATCAAGACAGAGAATTTTGACAGCAAAAATGGATTTGAAAGGATTGAAATTCATGGAAATCGGGACTATTCTTTATTTACAACTTTGGCAGGTGTAAGAGATTATTCGGGGCGAGTTGTACCGGTTGCGGAACCTAAGGGATTACCTTCAGATCTTTCAGCTTTTGTGAAATCTGAAGCTATTAGTTATGATAGTGACGGTCACACTCACTCTTGGTTAACACTGAAAGAATTGAAGCAGTATCAATCGACCGAACCGACAATTAGTTATTCAGGACTTCTAAGCAAGGATCAACAAAGGTCTTTAGACAAATACGGTATTTTGCCTAATAGTTGGTGTCAGGGTACGAATCAAGAAGGTTATGAAAGAAGGGAATGGTCAGAAAATAATGAATCTTTAATCCCTTTAATTGAAAAATTGGAACAGAGAGCTAAAGAGCTGTTTTCTTCATCATGCGAAAGATATGATTCCTCATGCGAGTCGAATATTCGAATTGTATTTTGGTTTGATAACTAGATTTAAAATGGACCCATACTATTCACGCAGAGAAGTCAGCCATTCGACCTTGTCGGAGTTCGAGCAACTGCTTTATCCAAGGCCGCAATTCGGCGATAAGGAGAGAGCTTTTGCCTTCGGAACTTTGCTTGACTTTATGATCACCGAGATTCACAAGGTGGATTTCTATAATCTGACAGTTGAAGGCCAGTATGCTCATTTTCCGTTCACCCAAGCTGATTTTGATCTCGCTAAGGAAATGAAGAAAGCGTACATGAAGGATCCTTTTTGCAAAATGATTAGTGATGCGGCCGACTTTCAAAGTATATCAATCTCCCATGATTTCCCGATCGTACATAATGAATTTGAATTTCAACTTTCAACTGGTGTGCGTTGTAAATGGGATCTTCTTGTTCGGTCTTGGAATATGGGTGGAGATATTAAAAGTACCATGGCCAAGACTCAAAAAGAGTTTGAGCAAGCATGTGATCACTTTAATTATTTCAGATCCCGTGCGTGGTACATGGATATCGAGGGTACAAGTAAAGATATGCTTATCGGTATAAGTAAGGTTAATCAAAAGGTCTTTAAGATCCCGATCAATCGAGGAGATAAGCTTTACAATTATGGGAAATCACAGTACCAGGATATCGCTTTTAAATACTGGCTTTACGTAGATGGATTTTCAGCATGATATCAATTAAGATTTTATTATTTATTGCGGTCTTTTTTACGATCGCTTATTTCGAAAACAAACAATTTCAAAAAAATAAAAATGGAAGCAATAATAGCAAAACTAAAGGCGATGCCGAATAGAGATATTAGTCATGTCGCACTAGCGCTAAAAATGCCTACTATGGATGTGTCAAGAGCACAACACGAATACTTAAAACAGTTTAGAGTTAGCAAGTGATGAGAGAAACAATTACAACTAATGCGACTGTAAATACAGCGCGCAAGGTTACTAAGGTAAAGCTTACCAAGGGCAAAACGCTAGATGTAACCTTCGAGGAAATAGTGACAATCATTGAAATTGTTGAAGGTGAAGAAGTATCTAAAACCATTTCAGGAGATTACACCAGGATCGGTAAGAACATTGTTCACGAAGACATGGAGAATGCTTTGCTTCTACTTCGATCACACCTTTCCATCTTATGTGACCAAGCAGAAGCTCAAGGGAAAGGATATTATGATCTTGAAGAAGATGAAGAGGCCTTGAGTAAGTATAAAGTCAGTAGCTATTCTATTGGTGGTCATGATATTCACGAAGGTGTTACCCTTAGGGGTGTAAGATTCGGAAAAAGCGGAGCGCCATTGAATCTTAACAGCCCTTTTACGAAATGGGAGGGTGGCGACAATGAAGAAGTATACGAAAACTCTTTTGAGCTCCGAGGGCTAATCAATCATTGTAGCGAAGAGGCTCTATTGTATGTTGAAGGCAAAATGGCTCCAACGGCTCAACTGGATATGTTTGAACAGGCTGAATCGGACGAACATGATACAGAGGACGGACCATTTTAAAAGTCATGGCTACTTATTTTATTCGTAGAATATCAAAGGATAGCCGAAGCGGTTTTTACACTGTTGAACGATCATATTTTCTTGATCTGTACGGCAAAAAGCTTTTTACACTATTAACACTTGAGGAAGCTATCGACAAAGCTTTTTCACTGCAGAACTGCAGAAACATAAAGATTATTAATTAACAGATTTTTTAACGGTCTGTACTCGTTCTTACAAGCTGATTATCAGGTAAACAAAAAAGCTAAAGTTAAAAGGATGGGGTGTGGCAGGTTGGTAGATGCTATGCAGCCCATAAAATGGGCGTAAACGAGGTATGTAAGGATAGATGGTCCCGCGCTGGTTCGAATCCAGTCACCCCAACAAAAATTTAAATTTTATATTATGGCAAACAAAATCCAAAAAGACATTTATGATGGTCTTTTAGCACATCCAAATTATGAGTTCAAGCATTTGGATCGAGTAACTTATGATTATCAAGATTCAGGTGATACTAAAACCCAGTTTTGCGAACTTGTATTCATTCCTGATGTATCAGCATTCATGTTGGTGAACTTTACAGATGAAACTTTTCAAAAGGTTAAAGAGGGTAAAGACTCTTCAAATTTCCTCTATGAAGTGGGAATAGATCTTTTAGAATTACATGTAGATAATCCATACTAAATGAAAACCTTAACATTTTACGATATCGCCTACGAGGTAGACGAGCGTTACAACGACTATGCAGTTTTTAAACTGCCTTCAAGCAATGTTGACTTTTGCGGACATCTTCCTGATGAAGATAAGGACACCCAAAACTTCTTTGTCCAGTTTAAGAATGGAGGCACTTACTTGTACCGTGATATCCCTAATGAGACTGTTATTGAAGCCTCAAAAGCCGAAAGTATTGGCAAGTTCATTCGAGCGGAAATATCAGGCAAATACCCTTCGGTAAAATTAGAACATAAAATTTTGACCGAGGTAAGTGTACAAAATGGAAACTAAGTCTACTTATTTAAATGAAGTCGAGAAGCTAAAGAAGCTTCTTGGCTTTGGTACTTTCCGGCCGATGAAGGAAAGAGTAGAGGTTCGCGTAAAAAACCTTGATATGGGCTTAGATAAAGCTAGAGAGACCATAAAAACACATGGACTTAATTTGGAGATAGGGGCAGTTACCCCTGTTTTACGATCATTTGAATTAATAGAGAAATAAAAACTATGGGAACAAGAAACATGACTTTAGTTATTGATGAGTCAGGTACAAAAAAAATAGCCCAATATGGACAATGGGACGGATACCCCTCAGGCGTAGGAGTTGGTATATTAGAATTTCTAGGTAATGGTGAACTATTGGAGAAATTAAAAAGCAACATGTCCAAATTAAGATTTTTGGACTACGAAGGCGTTGATAAAGAGTTTATTGATGATTACAATTCTAAATGTCCAAATTGGAGTAATGAACCCGACAAAAGGAGTCAGGACCAAAAGGATTGGTGGTCAAATTTTTGTCATCGAGATTTGGCAGAAAAAGTATTGACCAATATTGCGAATTACAAAGGGGATGAAATTTTATTAATAAATAGTGAAAATAGGGCAATAGGGTCTGAATCCTGCATTGAGTATTCTTACATAATTGACTTTCAAAATAGAAAGTTTACAATTAAGCATCAATTAGATGATGTTAATGCTTTAGGCGAATACTTTCTAGATCATTTACCCAGTGAGGAAGATTTTATTAAAGCGCTAGAAGAGGAAGAGTAGTGATAGAGAATAAAGTTTACGCGGCAATAATACTTAGGCTCGAAGAACTTGAGCATAAAGGAGCCTACAACGGCAACGCTCATCACCTAGCTCAAGACTTAGCAAAAATGGTATCTATCGAACTTTTAAGTAAGCAACAGAGGTTTATTTATGACAACCTTGACGATGGTCGTTTCTGCGCTGTAGATGCAAAGTATTTGGATTACGCTACTGGATTAGGAACTAAAAACATATCTAGTCAGATACAGCAGATCCAAAAGAAAACAAACCTCATCGGGATCATTAAAAATGGTAAGAATTTTAAATACTATAAGTTATAGAAAGGATGTTAACTATGGACAAAAAAGTAACAATTAAAGACCTAGAAGTAAAAAAAGGCAAGGTAGATGTTGAGTTTATCGAGGTGGATGGTAAGCAAATAATACTTACACATATCCCTTATGGAAACATCGATCACTATGTAACACACACAAATTGCAGATCCTGTAAGGTTGAGTTTAAAAAGAATTTCAACTATTCACATACTTGTGAATCTTGTTTGGATAAATCAAATCGTGAAAAATATCTTAAAAAGCCTGTTGTGACCGCTCCATATGACGGAATTATTTACGATGAATATACTGATAAATACTTCACGTGCATTGAAGAAGTAATTGAACACTACGAAGAAGATGAAATCTCATTAGATAATGCTATGCTGCTAACAACAGTCTCTTCGTCCTATGCTTCAATAGATATTGAGCAGATATCTCAAGATGTTGTGCATGAGGATTGGGATCCATCCGATGAACTGCTCGAAAAGATCGAGGAGTTTAATAAGTTTTTGGAAACTGAAAGCACGGGAACAGTTTTTCCGACTGACGAAAGGATTGATATTTCTCAATATTTAAGTGATTTAAAAGGAGATAAATAATGTCATTAGGTAGCGCAATTACAGTAGGCAACTACTTTAAAATCGAATTCCAGTACAAGCCAAAAATTGTCGAAGCTGTCAAAGCTCTTCCTGAAAGAAAGTTTGATTTCAACGACAAGACTTGGAGCGTACCCACAAGATACCGCGATGAAGTTGAAAGGTTCTGTAAAGTTCACAATCTACAATTCGGCCAAAAGGTTGTCAATGAAGTGGCACAAAACTTCACAATACCACCATTGCCGGAGCTTACGATCGAGATTCCTTTGAAACGTGATCCTAGACCTTATCAAAGAACGGGTATTGCATACGCTATAGAAAAGCAAAGGCTATTCTTTGGGGATGATATGGGATTAGGTAAGACTTTTCAGGCTATAGCAGCTATTGAAGCTCTTCATCAACAAGGAAAGGCCGCTTACCCGTGTCTTATTGTTTGCCCGTCCGCTGTGAAGGAAAACTGGGTTAAAGAGGTTCTTGAAACGGTAAACCGTAAAGCTGTCGTTATGGTTGACGGTATGAAAAACACCTATCAAGAGTTTTATCGCACTGGTTTAGCCCAGTTCTTTATTGTCAATTACGAAAGTCTGAAAAAGTACTTCGTAGAAGCGATTGACGATCCTGGATTCGATGAAAAGACTGGGAAAAAGAAAAAAGCAACTTTAAAGCACTATCATTTTAGAAAGAAAGCAATTGATTTCTATAAGTCGATAATTTTCGATGAAAGTCATAAATTAAAGGCTGTATCGACTCAAGCTTCTAAGATATCGAAGGGCATAGCAGTTGGTAAAGAAACGATCTTCTTATTGACGGGTACACCGTTGATTAATAAACCTAACGATCTAATTGCTCAACTAGGTATCATGAACCGTCTAGTTGAAATGGGAGGTTACAAACACTTCATTGATCATTTCTGTAGTGGCCCGAAAGGTGCATCAAATTTGAAAGAGCTGAATTTCCAGCTAAACAAGAATTGTTTCTTTCGCCGGAACAAGACTGATCCCGAGGTCAAAAAGTATCTTCCTGATAAATCGCGTCAAGTAATCCTTTGTGATCTTAGCAAAGAAGCCCGTAAGGAATACAGTCATGCAATGGCCAATCTTGAAAGCTACATGAAGCAATATAAGGACGCAAGCGATGAAAAGATTCAGCAGTCAATGAAAGGCGAAGTTATGGTCCGTATAGGTATCTTGAAAAACATATCCGCACGCGGAAAGCTGAAAGACGCATTTTCATTCATCCAGGAACTTGTCGAGCAAGGGCAAAAGGTCGTAGTTTTCTGTAACCTTACCGAAATTGTTCATGCCGTCCAAAAGGAATTTGTGCGATCGGTCCGTCTTACTGGTGCTGAAAATGCCGTTCAAAAGCAAGCTTCTGTAGACGCTTTTCGTACGGAACCTAATATCGATGTCATTGTGCTTAATCTTAAGGCCGGTGGAGTTGGAGTGAACGGTCTGCAGGACGTATCAACAAACGTCTGCTTTATTGAATTCGGATGGCATGCTGCAATCATGGATCAAGCAGAAGATAGGCTTTACCGCATGGGCCAGCATAACAACGTCATGTGTACTTATTTCTTAGGTCGTGATACGATTGATGAATGGAACTATGATCTCATTCAGAAAAAACGCGAAATCGCAAACACAGTAACCGGAACTGAGGATATGACAGAGGTTAGTATCGTTGATAGTTTCGCTAATCTTTTCAACAACAAGTAGACAATTTAACCACTTTGTATATTTATGAAAAAATACACTCAAGCTGAAATAGAAAAAATCCATAGCCTTCAAACGGTTATGATTGGAGCATTGCGCACTGTAATAGCCACAAGCGGAGCGTTACACTATGCTGCCTTTGAAGGCTTAAAGCCAATCCTTGGTGACCTAAAGGGGATAGATAAAACTATTCCCACACCTCAAATTATGGACCTGAAAAGGGATATCGAGAAGCTTATCGAAAATGCTGAAAAGTTGCACCAGAAGATCAAAGCAAGATTTGTCGATCCCAAATCACAGGATCATTTTGAAGATATCTCATATGGCATATTCCTTTGTAACCACGCTCTTTCAGTGAAGCCCGAAAGTGAAATCTATCAGCATGCTTTTGCGCTATCAGGAAATACCAAAAACTATCAATTATTGACAGAGCAAGTATCATTCTTTGATAGGGTTCTTGAAAAAGCACGATCGAGCAATAGCGATGCCATTAAGCTTATCCAGGAGCGTAGGGATATCCTAGAAACCATTAATGCTGAACCTATGAAGGTTGGTCAAGATGGTAACGTTCAGATATATGATATCGCCCCGGAACGAGAAGAAGTATTAACAGATTAAGTGATAATTCTAAATATCATTAAAATCAAAGATAATTATGGTATTGTATAAAAGTAAAATCAGAGGAAAGATCAGGCCAATGATCCCACCAAAGTCATTTCTGAAACCTGATGAAGTTAAATTTTTGCTTCAAGATTTCTTTTGTGGGTTTGGAGGTGTGGGTTACGGTGCTAGATCTGCAAAAAACACAATTGTGGTTGGAGCTGTAAACCACGATTCAGAAGCGTTAGATTCTCATGCCCTTAATTTACCGGACACTGTGCATTTCAATGAGGATATTACAGTATTGTATGGAGAAGTTAAACATGGAATTCTATTCAAATCACCACAGATGCAACGACTTATTCGTTTATTCGATTTGTATAGAGCTTTCTATCCAAACGCTAAAGTAGTAGTACATTTTAGTCACGAATGTACAAACTACAGTTTAGCAAAAGGGGGGCAGCCGCGTGATCCTGATAGCAGGTCCTTACCTGAACATTCTGATAGATATATCCATGCTTTGGATCCCGATATTATAACTATCGAAAATGTAAAGGAGTTCATGTCATGGGGACCAATGAAGATAAAGTGTGTAAAAGAACACAAAGAAGATCTTACGAAAGGTATTTACGCTAATACTGAACTGAAATGGATATTCAACAAAAAGAAAAATCGGGACGAACTGGCCTATGTCCCAATTTCAACACGTAAAGGTGAAGATTATCTACGATGGGTAGAGAATATAAAAAGCTTGGGTTATAAATACGATTACAGGTTATTAAACGCTGCAGACTTTGGAGCGTATACTTCTCGAAATCGTCTATTCATAAATTTCAGCAAACCTAATATCCCAGTATCTTGGCCTAAAGCTACCCATTCAAAAAACGGATGCTCTCAGCCTGATTTATTTGGTGAGGGACTAAAAAAATGGAATGCAGTAAAAGACCTTATAGATTTTAGTGATGAAGGAGACAGTATATTCACCAAGGAAAAGAGGCTTTCAGATAATACGTTAGATACAATTATAGCAGGTATAAAGAAATTTGTCCCAACACAAGAAAATAACTTCATGTACAAGTATTATGGTAATGGCCATAACTTAAATTCAATTGATGACCCAGCTGGCACGATTCCAACAAAAGATCGTTTCGGAAAGATATGCTGCATACTAAGAAACTACAGAACAGGTTTTACCACCTCAATTGATACGGCAATTGGCACATTGCCTACGGTACCAAAAGCAAATCTATTATCCTTTATAAGGAATCCATCACACTTTGGGCATACAACCAGTATTAATACATCATGCCCTACACTTATAGCGAGACAGGATAAAGCTCCATTGTCGGTAGTAAATGCTATAGAAGGAAAAATTAATCCTGCAATTGTCGAGTTCCTAAATGAAAAAGATTGGGCTTACATAAACCAAGAGTCAGGATCTAAAAAGACTAAAGCACTCGAACTTATAGAGTGCATGTTTGAATATGGAATATCTGATATCATGATGAGGATGCTTCGGGTTGACGAGCTTTTAGTCATTCAAGGTTTTCCTGAAGATTACATCATGGTAGGTCCTGAAACTAGGCAAAAGAAATTCATTGGAAATTCGGTGGTACCATTGGCATATAAAGTCATTTTGGAGGCATTGGAAGAAGTAATATTCACAACCGATAATGATGATCATAATAATATTAAGTTAGCAGCATAATGAACTCAGAAATATACACTGACATCGAAATGTTGGAAGGCTTTATAAAGTCAGAATATGTTGACAATAAAATCAACGAAGATACAGCAAAGGAGCTGTTGCGAATCACAATAGAAATTAAAGAAAAAATTATAACGGACTAAATTTATGTTTGACAAACTATTTAAAAAAGAGGTGCAAGAGCCTCAAAAACACGAATCAGGGTTCAAAAAACCTGAAGATTATTACGGTCGGTTCACGCTTGATGAAATTGACAATTGTGTCGATGATATCCAGCTTAAGAAGTGGTCCCATGAAATCCAGTTGGATTTTGATAATAATAAAATACGGTTTCTGCAATGTCAAGAAATCAATTACAAGAAACGAATGAATTTTTGTAAGTTTTTCATTTATAGAATTCACGAAAGACTTGAGGAAATCAAAAGGATTAAGGCACTTTCGCATAATGCCTCAACACGTATTAGAAAGTCAAGCCCGGATCGCTGGCAATTAATGGTGAATGCTATCATTGAGCGTTATCCAGGAGTAGACTTACAGCATATTATAAACATTATTGATAAGAAATATTAGCTATGAAATCACCAAAAGATAAAGCTAAAGAAATGGTCATTCAGTTTCATGGTCATACAACAACCGCTCGAAAGGCAGTTGATTGCTCTATTATCGCGGTAGAGAATGTCAGAGATGTGGTGGGTCATTCTGCTGATGTTCAAGCAATGGAATATTGGAAGGAAGTAAGGGTAGAGCTAGGTAAAATCGGGAGGGATTTGAAATGACAGAATTAGAATTATACAAATGGGTTCAGGAAAAAAGTCCTGAATGGCGCTGGCAGTACAACGATGAAGCAAAGCAGGACGATGTATTAATTTTACCTTATTCGTTTCATTTTGAAAGCTTTTCCAAGTTAGTTGAAAAGGGTTGCGATGAAGAAGGCATAGAGTGCCGAATAAAGGGCGACTATTTCGCTGTTTGGATGCTGGACATTTGCGAGTATTTCGATATTAACATAGAAAACATATTCTCGAAAGGAGGGTATAATGATTTCTAACAAACAAAAAGTTGACAAATCAACCACTTTGTCTACAAAATTATAACTTTGATTTTTATGGAGCAGTACGAATACTTTTGTGCGATATCCAAACACCTTTACAGTGAACTTGAAAACGTGGCCCTCGTGTCGTATGCGTATTCATTGAATGGGATAGATAACAGTGAGCTGGAGCAAAGGAAAGCCGAATTGCTCCATAAGATCGAAGAGCATCTTAATGGCCTTGAAATGGCAATTTTTGAAAAAGAAAATAAATTATAGTTATGGCAGTAGATAAAAAGTCATTTATCCTGTATTCAGATCTTATAACTGTTGTTGAGAAGCTTATCGTTAAGGATAGGGTAAATGGGACCAATAATGCTGGAGAGCTTTTTTACCACCTGTTGAAGTACGTAAATGATCAAGATCCTAGTACCGATAACTTTATTGTGGAAATGGCTTTTGAGCCGATCAAACAGCAGTTAAAGAGGGATTTAAAGAAGTATGAGACTATTAGGGAAAAGAGAGCAGAGGCAGGGAAAAAGTCAGCAGAATTAAGAGCCCAACAAGCTCAACAAATGTCAACAAGTGTTGATTTTGTTGAACCAAATCCAACAAGTGTTAACACATGTCAACAAAGCTCAACAAATCCAACTGATAATGTAAATGATAATGTTAGTGTAAATGGTAATGATACTGTTAATGTAAATGATATAAATAGTTTATTGGGCGCTGTCGCACCAAAAACTGATAAAACAGGATCAAAAAAGAAATTTGGTAAGCCGGAGTTTAAAAGTGTGTTGCTTCAGATGGGAGTACTCGAGCAACATGCAGATGACTGGATGAAGGTTCGAGTTGCGAAAAGAGCGACTTTCACAGAATCAGCAATCAATCTCCTGATCAACGAATGTGAAAAGAACAATTTTTCTGTCGCTGATGCCGTACGGATATGTGCAGAGCATTCGTGGCAAGGGTTTAAATATTCATGGGTTCAAAATGTAAACAATAATGGAAAAACGGCAATTACAGCAAATCAAAGTAGACAACAGAGAATTGATGAAGTCTCAGAGTTCAGAGTCGATAATCAACAATCTATTGCCGAACGATTACAGAAGCATATCTCAGGCAGTCAATAGCGGTGTACCATCACTTGGAAGTATCAGACGTTCAGATGCCGAATTAGCAAAAGAGGTGATAATCGAGTTTATTTCTGATTTTGTTCAATTTCTAAATGTTGGCAAGACGATGAATGCATCACAGATAAAACAAACTTCTGTGTTGGTTCTTCAATATTTCCCCCACTTGAATTTAGCTGACTTCAAAGTGTTTTTTGAAAAAATGAAAGTTGGACATTTTGGGAAATTCTATGACAGCATTGACGGGCAATTGATTTTATCAAAACTTGAAGAATACAACCAGGAAAGAATGAACACTGTTGAATCGGCTAATCTCGAAGCCCACAAAAGATTTAAGAAATACGGGTATGATCCCCTTGCAAAAAAAACAAAAGCCGAAGAAGACGAAGAAAAGCAACGCAGTGATCTGCCTCGTATGATTGAGGTGATGAAAAGTGCTTTGGGAGAAAAGAAGCAAATTCAAGAAGCACCAAAGCAAACAATATCAACAGCAAAGGATATCACACAGCGCTGGCTACGTCAATTCGATAATCTTTTCAATGGAAAGTTCGGTAAAGTAGTAGCAGGAATGAGATTCTTGGTTTTTGGAGAAAAGCGGTACAACCTAGAAACATTCATGGAACGAAAATTTAACAACTTAGAAAACTAAAATTATGACATTAGGATTTATGCAGACATGGCCGAAAGAAATGGGCCAAGCAGATAGCAAAACATACTTCATCGAAAAAATACAATTGGGATTACTTCAAAGTGATCTGATAAAGGGGATAGACTATGTTGATAGCCTAGAGGACTATAGATCAAAATTTGGGGGTAACTGGCACAGTAAGGCTCATCTGTCACCAAAGTTGCATACCATACGTCAAGATTCAAGTAATCGCTGGAAAGCAGGAAACGACATTCATTTCGCTGTAAATGGTCGAACAAAAAATCGGTTTCAATTCGCGCCAGTTGTGAAGTGTGTAAGTGTTCAGGATATTGAGATATTGAGCGCAATGCACTTAGGTTCTAATGATCCAAGAGTGTCGTATGCCGATGAAGTAGAATTTTGTGGCGAGAAATGGGCTTACGCTTTAACGGTGATAGTGGATGGAAAGCAACTTGACAGAAATGCTGTCGAAGTACTTGCCGCAAATGATGGCTTTGAATCTGTTTGGGATTTCTTTAAGTACTTCGACAAGAATTTCAAGGGTAAATTAGTTCACTGGACTAACTTGCGATATTAGGGCTAAGGGTTTACATGAATAGACCCCTCGTATTGTGAGATTCCGTCTATGGGTTGACCAACTTTGACAACTGTCCTAATTTCAGGTTCTAAAAATTGTTGACCTTCACCGTCTACTGGTATCACAAGTACTTGTTCAAAATCTTCCAACTCACCATCAGGGTGGTTGAAATGGAAAAGAGGGCTTACTGTTGTAGCAGTCCTTTCGTGTGTTATTCTTATCGATTTCATAATCTCAAATTACAAAATAAAAATAAATTCTAAAAATGGCTAAATCAAACTGGGGAACAGCTTTTGCTAAAAATTTAAAACAAAATGGTTGGGTTGAGGTAAACGGGGTGATTAAGCGCAAAAATAACCTCACAGAAGAAGAAAAAGTACAAATATGTATAAGTACTGCGAAAAAGAAACACAATCGATCTACGGGCTTAAAAACAGCTTGGATTGATGATTATAGAAATTTGAGAAATAAGGAGCATCAAAAGGATTTGTTTATTCAGTTTATCAAACAAGAATTGGGTCTAGAAGTATGGCCGGAGTTCTATTTTACCCTAGATAGGCAATTTAGGATAGATTATGCGATACCACTAGCTTTGGATGGGAGCGTCATGAAGATTGCCATTGAGCAGGAAGGGGGTATTTGGATGAAAGGTAATTCAGGACACAGCTCGGGGACAGGAATTAAACGAGATATGGAAAAAGGTAACTTGCTTCAATCGCTAGGCTGGAAGTTGATTCGCCGCCAGCCTAGTGAAATGCTTAGTATGGAAACATTAGGGCTAATTCAGAAGATTTTATTCTAGCTTTTGTTTTAATAAGATTGCGAATTCTACGTATCTATGGTCATTTGATTTAGATATTTTATCTAAGCACTTTTTAATTTCATTCTTATTTTTTGATTTGAATACACTCATTTTAAGATTGTTGTCGTTTTGTATTGAATCTAGTTTTCTCATGAAAACAGTAAGTTTATTAGTTTCTTCAAGATTGAATTCGACTATCTTTGTAACAGCTCTTATGCAAAAGATAAATGATGTTTCAATATTTCCAACAGAAAGATGGTGAAGAACCATGCTCCGATCAATAGCTATAAGTGATTTGTTGACTGTGCCTTTTAGTTCTTTTGAAATTTCAGCTAACCTGCCTACTGCTACTGCATGTTCATCTTCCAACGTTTTAATTATTCCTGGCAAAGTTGTGTTTTCTAATTCATTTATTTTTGTATTAATGGGTTTAAACATTCCGAAGAAATTTATCGCAGTTATGGCGGCTATCAACAGAGTGATCAGCGCTACAAATATTGCCGTATATGTTGCAAGGTGTGTTGAATAGTATGTTGTAGATATTTCATTTTGGACTAAAATACGGTCTAGAGACTTTAATGAATCAATTATAACCTTGTTGGATGCTTTTAAAGAGTTGATATCTGCTTGGAGAGATATTACACTATTGGATAAAGAATCTATAATAAGATCCTTCTGAGAAACGACTTTATCTAATTTCATGTTCGGTTAATTTTGAACAAAAATATGCAAAGTACGGATGGCTGAAGAAAATAAGTGAAAGTAGACAATTTGGAAACATTGTCTACTTTTGTTTATCTTTGATAAAATGAATTATCCTGCGCAAATAGTGGTGAATGTTTTGCACAGGGAGTTTCCCGACTTGGCAATTAAGGTGCTCGAGAGAATTCGGGAGCAACTTCCGGCATTAACCTTCGATGATATAGATATTGTCGAGGGGATTGTTGATGCTTTTTGCCAAGATATGAACGTTACCAAGTCGCAGCTGTACAATGCGGAAATGATCAAAAGTAACGCTCATAAAAGGCGAATTCTAATTGCGTTGATCATGAAGCTTTATCAACCCGAACTGCTTGTCAGTATGATTACAGGTCATATGAATTCTTGCATAAGCAGGAAGCTTATAGCAATATTACATGTTTCAAGGGGGACAGTGTCGTTTGATGTCAAGAGAGCGGTCAAGTTTTATCAGTTGTACAGCGAGTTTAGAGAATCAGTAGATAATATGCACACTAAAATCATTCAACAATATGGCAACAAAGAAAACAGTATCGAAGCCAGCACCCAGGCAGTATGAAAGTATTGCTGGAAAAGAAGGCAGGATCAAAACGGATATTTTGATCACCAATCCTAAAACAGTTATTACTATCGTTGGAGAATTGAAAGACGAGTTAAACTTAGAGTTGAGATTTTTGGTTGATTCCTTTCTAAAGGAAAAAGGGCTTTAGCCTCTAACGTAGTCTTTATTGAAGATTACTTGAAAAGTAAAAGTCCGTCCGTTTTTTGAGGTCCTTTGAAAATGGCCCACACCTTCACGAAAGGAATTATACAGCATAGTGTAAGATATATCAGGAGCAATGGCAGAAAAGTCATTATGTATATCCTTAAGATTTGTGTCAGCAAACAAAGCTTTCCCATCTTCGATGATTACATATATCTGCGCTATTCTTTTATTCATTTGTACAAAGGTAGTAAAAACATAAATAATTGCACTATTATTTGTTCTCTGATTAAGTTATGATAGAGAGGAAAAATATTAAAACAATAGATCTTTGGCCCAATACAGGGCAAATAAATGGTTTGCCCTCAAATCCAAGGTTTATCAAAGATGATAAGTTTGAAAAACTCAAGCAATCAATCCTTGATGATCCGGAGTTTATGGAGATAAGAGAAATTGTGGTATTTCCATACGGGGATAACTATGTGATCATTGGCGGTAACATGAGATATCGTGCATGCGTTGAATTGGAAATAAAAGAAGTTCCCTGCAAGATTCTACCGGCAGACACTCCAGTTGAAAAGCTACGAGCCTTCTTGATGAAAGACAATATTGCTTTTGGTTCTACTGATTGGAATATGATAGCCAACGAATGGGACGAACAAGAGCTTATCGATTGGGGGATGGATATTCCTGTTTCATTTGTTGAGGAAGAAGAAACGGAAGAAGAACAACCGTTACCAACATCAACCTGTAGAATAACTATAGAGCTTTCAAATGATGATAATAAGGAACTTATCAAAGCTCATATAAATGAAATATTAAGGGAGTTCCCCGAAGCAAGTATAAAATAAGCACCATGGCAAAATACGGCAAGAAGTTAGTTGAGAGGATAGCTGATCTAGTAAAATCGGATACATACACTATTGCTGAAATATGCAAAATGGTTGGGATTGACGAGGCTACTTACTATCGCTGGAAGAAAGATAAAAACGAGTTTTGCGATGCTATTAAAAAAGCAGAAGATGCTAGGATGGAATTTTTTGTTGTAGAAGCCAAGAAAAGCCTACTAAAAAAAATACAAGGGTATACGGTCCAAGAGAAAAGCACAACGTATACACGGGATAAGGAAGGCAAGCCACAAGTTAAAGAGCAAAAGAATATTGACAAGCACTACCAACCTGACACAGCCGCAATCATATTCACATTAACAAACGGTGATTCCGAAAACTGGAAGAACCGTCAAAATACCGATTTGACAAACAAAGGCGATAAGTTTGAAACAGGTTCACCTTTCATGGCGGCAATTATGAACGCTTCAAAGAAGAAAAAGGAGAAGTAAGATGGACGCGGAACTTCAGAAGCAAATTGAAGAAAGATTCATTTTCTATCGGGAGGATCCCGAAGGGTGGTGTTACTTTGCTGAAGAAGTTCTAGGCTCTATTCTTGATGACGAACAAAAGAAGATCCTCAATAGTGTCAAGGTTAACAAAATGACATCTGTTGCAAGCGGTACAGCTCGGGGAAAAGATTATATTTCTGCTGTTGCGTGTATGTGTTTTATGTATTTAACACCTGTTTGGAACGAAAAGAGTGAGCTTGTTGAGAATACCAAAATTGCGATGACAGCGCCTACGGGTAGACAGGTCTACAATATTATGGTACCCGAAATTAGAAGGCTCTACCGTAAAGCAGGAGAACGGGGATTCCCTTTACCTGGGCGATTGACTGGGAATGATATCCGTACAGATTGGGAAGAATGGTTTATGACGGGCTTCAAAGCTGATGACCATAATCACGAAGCTTGGACAGGATTCCACGCCGCAAATACGATGTTTGTCGTTACAGAGGCTTCGGGTATTCCTGAAGGAACTTTTTCAGCTATTGAAGGTAACTTGCAGGGTAATTCAAGGATATTGATCGTGTTCAACCCAAATACCAATACGGGATATGCTGCAAAGAGCCAAAAGTCTCCACGTTGGGCAAAATTCAGATTAAACAGCTTAAATGCTCCGAATGTAGTTTTAAAGAAAGATATTATACCTGGGCAAGTTGACTATGCATGGGTAAAAGATAAAGTCGAAACATGGTGTCAGCGGATCCCTTCAGAAGACTTTAAGGAAAGTGAGGATGATTTCAAGTGGGAAGGCGGTGTTTACCGACCTAACGATCTTTTTCGAATGAAGGTATTGGGCAAGTTCCCTAAAGTGTCAACCGATACGCTTATTCCACTTTTTTGGATAGAGCTTGCAAATGAACGCTGGAAGGAATTTCATAAAACACCATCAGCAGAAAGGATGTACAGTTCTGAATCTAGGATCGGTGTTGATGTTGCCGGTATGGGGCGTGATGATTCGGTAATATGTGATCGTAGGGACAATATCGTTAAGGAGTTCAAGAACTTCAACAGTGCAGGTGTGGCCGATCATATGAAAGTTGCAGGGATGACAGTGAACATGATGAAAAATGTTCTTTATCCAATTGCCTTTATTGATACTATCGGAGAGGGAGCAGGAGTTTACAGCCGTTTATCAGAATTAAAGTATGCTGGTAAGGAATCCTTGACAAAGTACGGGTATGAGCGAGCTATCAGCGCAAAGAACAGTACCGCAGCAAAAGACGATAAGGGGAAGCCTTTAGAGGATTTTACAGGCGAATATACATTTGCAAACATGCGTGCCTATATGCATTGGGCTGTCAGGGATTGGCTCAACCCCGACAACAATCAAAATGCTATGCTGCCGCCTGACGATGTATTTGCTCAAGAAGCAACGGAAATAAAGTATTCCTTCCGATCGAATGGCGATATCATTATTGAACCGAAAGAGGATATTATCGAAAGGCTAGGACATTCACCGGATAAGTTTGATTCATTAGCCTTGACATTTTACCCTGCAAGAATAAAGAAAAATCACGTTGAGAATACTCAACCAAAAACGAAATCAAGTTTGGGATTTTATTAAAACACAATGGAAGAAAAAGATTTTGACGAGTTGCTTCTTGCTGGAGAAGTTGACAAGATTAAAGGCGCAATGACCAATAATGGCACAAGAATTACTAATGCTCTGTCATTCTACAACGCCGATGAACATGTAATAGCAAAGGAGCCGAAAACAAAAATGGTTGGTAGTGATCCTGTAAATAACTGGCCTCTGACATTGCCAATACAGAAGAAGATTGTTCAAAGTACAGTAGCCTTCTTGGTCGGTAAGCCAGTGCGGTTGGTTCAGGAATCGGAGAATACAGATGATGCTTTTCAGGCTGTTGTTGATGTATGGAAAGAAATGAGGATGAACAGCAAGCTATTGGACCTTATAACTAAGTTCTACAGTGAAACAGAAGCTGTGATTATGTTCAGACCTTATAGAGATTCAGATGCCGATCCGAATGACACCACGCTTAAAAACACCGTACGTTGCAAAGTAATGTCAAAAAGTTCAGGTGATGATTTATATCACTATTTCGATGAATTTGGCACACTTAAGGCATGGGGTCGGGGATATCGGGTAAAATCAGGTGGAGGAAAAGAGATCGAGTATTTCGATATTGAAACCTCAAGTCATTGGATCACCTACAAGAAGATAGAAGGAAAGTGGGAGCAAAAGACAACTCCAAATCTTGCAGGAAAAATCTGCATGGTCCTATTTACGCAAGATACTTGGGATTCCTATGATGTTGATCCTTTGATTGAACGAAGGGAGATTCTTACTAGTGGCAAAGCAAAAAACAATGATGCCATGGGAAACCCGATCCTGAAAGTAATTGGAACGATCAAGGATTTGCCTAGCATTTCAAAAGCCGTGAAAGTTGTCGAGTTGGAAGCAGGTAGCGAAGCAGACTATCTTTACCCACAAATGTCGGCGGACCTTATCAAAGAAGAACGTGAAGATCTTAAGGAACTGATCAACTACTTTACCGATACACCTGATTTCAGTATGGATAGCATGAAGGCAATCGGTACCACATCCGGAAAGGCTATAGAGTTGATGTTTTTCCCTGCAATATTGAAGTCGATAAGAAATCAAATTGTAGTGATAGAATTGTTTGATCGGATGATGGAAGTGATCAAAAACCTGATCTCGAAACTCAATCCAAATAAGACAAACATAGTTTCTCAAATGAAGGACCTGCAAGTAAAGTTTGAGTTTACTAGTCCATTACCTGAAAACGAAGCTGATTTTATAGAAATGCTGAATGCTTCAACAGGTGGAAAACCTACACTTAGTCAAGAGGAAGCTGCTATGAAGCATCCACTCACTAAAGATGGTAAAGCCAACTGGGAAGCGATACAAAAGGAAAGTATTTCCGCTTCATTTGATGAATAAGTGGACAAAATGGCTACTTTGTATATTTATTTTCAAAATGGCTTGCTTTATAAATAATAGTGCCTATATTTGTTTAAGTCTTTAGAATTCTTCATAATTCTTTGGTATTTATGTTTATAATTGGTTTAGGTTATTCATGCGTGGTCGTGAGATAGCGCATGAAATGGGGTCTTAGCTCATTTGGTAGAGCGATTGCTTTGCAAGCAATAGGTAATCAGTTCGATTCTGATAGGCTCCACAACACAACGGGTGTATAGTGACTTTTCGGTATAGCTATACGTCAGGGTTAAACCGATGACAGCTCGGAAAGACGGCAAATTGTTCATTGTTTTACTTAACCATTTCTAAAATGAAAAGAATTATTGCAATTGCACTAATCGGGACATTTTCTTTATTGATGGTTGGTACCGTGTATTTCTCTTGTGATTCAAAAGAGTCCATTACGCTGGTAAAAAAGGTTAGTGATAATTGTGATCTTCACTTTATCCATGACGGGTTTACACCTTCCGTTGAACCTCATTACGGCAAAATGGTCACTGTCTTATCAGAAGACGAAACCTTATCAGGATATACACTTGATATCGCACCGAGTGCCAACGATCCGCCAACGATCAGAATGTTGTAGGTGTAGAATAAGAAAAACAAAAAGCCTATTGTCAAGGGTAGGCTTTTTACACAGTACATTGGCTCAGTGGTAGAGCGCCGCACTGTCACTGCGGAGGTCACGGGTTCGAATCCCGTATGTACTGCACTTCATAATTTAGGTTAATAATTGGTTTGATGCCGTGGGGATTCTCCCCGTTTCTCCACGGTTTATTATTTACCTAGATACTTGAAACAAAGTATTAAATCAATTATATGAATGCAAATGAACTACGTATCGGCAACATTCTCCAAGACAGAGAAGGTCGAGTTTGTAAAGCTGAACAGCTATCTTCTATTATCGAAGACTGTAAAATAATGGCCGTAAAAGGTCCGGTCACATCATTGCCTGTATCTCCCATCATTCTAAGCGAAGAGATTCTTTTGAAGTGTGGGTTTAGAGGATCTGACGATTCCATATTTTCACATTCAAGAACGGGTTCAATATATTTTAAGAAGCCATTTAGAGAATCCAAGTTCTATATGGTTAAGAGCATAGGTCAAGACAAAATCACAACAGTGCAGTATCTACACCAACTTCAAAACTTGCATTTCGCACTTACTGGCGAAGAATTGGAGGTGAAGATATGATTCAAGTAGCTAAACGAAATAACAAACGGTGTTTTGCTCCATGTGATAAAACGATGATCCAATCAGGGCAATGCACATGTCATAACCAGCATGATAGAATTATCTCGATTGGCACTTCTTTAGGTGCGAGGGGATGTTCTTTGCTCATCTATGAAACAATTGCTTTGGAGTTAATCCATTCGGGAATTGATATAGAAATACTTCATGGATCATTATCAAGATCACAACCTGGTACAGAAACCATGGTAAACCAATTTGCGGAAACCTGCAAGAAACTTGGGGAAGTAACAAACGCGCTTACTTTGACTATCAAAAACTATTATTCGGAAATGCCTTATGAATGTTTGCCCCAAAAAGATCACCGTAAACAAAAATACATCCGTCAACAACATAAACTTGCCCAAAGGCACTATAGGAGGAAATAAATAATGAAAAAATTAATTTTATTAGTCGCAATATTAGCGATTTTGGCAGGGTGTAAAGAGCCAGCTATCCAAACAAAAGTCACAGATATAAATGGCATTAAGCTTGAATTGCTATTTGAGCATGATGGTTGTAAAATGTATCGGTTTACTGACTATCATACAATCTACTGGAGCGATTGTCGTGGCCGTACTGAATACACACATACATCTAAAAGAGGAAATACTTCTACTACAAACAGACAGCAAACAGTAAGCGAATAACCATGCGAAATAAGTACAGGATCCTGGCGCTTCTTTATGTTCCAATTTTCTTAATTGGGGCATTGATATTGGGACTTGCAATGATAATTAAGGCGATTGGAGCATACATTATGTTATCGCCGGAGCTTGCGCAATCTGAAATTAATCATCTAAAGAAAAGTTTGAACTTATGAAAGTAGTTTGGAAATACGAATTGAATAAAAGAGGTATTGTGTTTGCGAAAATGCCTTTAGGTGCAGAAATATTGAGCATCCAGGCACAAAACAATGTTCCTTGCATTTGGGCTTTAGTGGATCCTGAAGCGGAATTGACTGATAGAGCTTTCGAAACACTTGCCACTGGTGAAAAGGTGGAAGATGACAATAGAAGAAAGTATATAGGAACCTATCAGATGTATGGTGGCGAATTTGTTTTTCACTGTTTTGAATTATTAAAAAAGTAACTTATGAGACCTATTCACTTTCCCGAATCAAACATTACGTTTGAAAAACCGACAACAACGGATGATAGTGAATGTCTTCCTATTTCTGCTTATGTCGGGCAGGATATTAAAGGTAATCCTCACATCAATACTGTTTGGCAGCCTAGTAAAGAAGATATAGAAGCCATCAACGCAGGACGGCCGATAGTAGTTTGTGTTTTGGGTACAGCATTACCGCCAATGAGCATGTTCACATATGATGAAGAGGGGAATAGTAATGAATAGAAAAAATATTAAATTACACTTAGCTTAAGATAAAAGAATTCATAATTTTGTGCAAATTATTGCGAAAATTATGGATAAGATTAAAGGGGTAGCTAAACAAGCGGGAATTATACTTTTAGGAGGTATTTTTGTAAGTGCATTTTGGGATTTCTTAGCAAAAGATACATTGGTTCGAATAGGGAGGTGGATAGTTGAATTTTCATCAAATTTCTCAAACACACTCACAGATTTTACTTACAAAAGTCCTAGTTCATCACACGTTATCTTTAATATTCTACCTTCATTATTGATGATAATGGGAATTATAGGTTTCGTTGTCATCAGGTCAATAGAAATGCTTCAAAGACTTAGGGAACAAAAGTTGAAAATTTCAAATGATAACAATAAAGATGAGGAGGAGGGTATTGAGGAGGAGGATATTGAAGACAAGCCTGCAAAAAAAAATAGAAGCAAAGTTGTAATTGGCTTAATTAGAGTTAATATTTTTCTTTACTTATTTGTTATTCCTTTTTATGTTGCAATGCTATCCATGCTGATTTTTCAAAACAGTGTAAAATTAGTAACGGAAAGAAATATGGGGATTTTGAAACCATATGTAACAAATAATAGATATGATTTTTTGTATTCAGAATACCTACAAATCAAAACTAAAAGTGACTTTGTAAAATTACAAACCCAACTGGATAGCATAGCAGATGCCCATAAAATAAAAATAAGCGACCCTAGCAAATAATAAATTGTCAGGGTTCGATTGCAAAAATTATTAAGCATGAAAAACACTGACAAAATCAATAAGAAATACGAGCAACAGCATCTAGATAACATCAGGAGGAATCAAAAACGTGTCAAGCGAGCATACAACAAAGCGATAGACAAAATCTATGCAGGTTTAAGCCTGCCTAAGCCTTCTGTTGCATTCGATATTACTAAGTACCCTAGAATCAATAATATTGTCAATGAAGTACTAGCTGAGTGGAATGAAGAGTTCTTGACAATTATGGTTAATGGAGTTCATGAAGCTTGGAACCTATCAGAAACTAAGCTTGACGAGATCCTTGGTCAATACACTGCAGGTCGAGCAATGTTGCCGAAGATCAAAGAAGCATTGAATTCTAAGAATCAAGAAGCATTGAACGCTTTCCTTGATAGAACCAGTGGTCCCCAGGGCTTGGATTTATCTCAAAGGGTGTGGAATTATCAAAACCAATTTAGAAGTGAGATTGAAAAGAACATGGCTATAGGTATAGAGCAGGGAGTGCCAGCGGCAAAATTGGCATCACAGCAAAAGCAATATCTTGTTGAGCCTGATAGATTGTTCAGGCGTGTAAGAGATATGGAGGGTAATCTTGTTCTTTCTAAAGCTGCAAAGCTGTATAATCCAGGACAAGGGGTGTACCGGTCCAGTTATAAGAACGCATTACGTTTTACACGTACAGAAACTAATCTAGCCTATAGATCCTCTGACAACGATAGGTATTCTCGATCTCAAGTTATTCTTGGTTATGAAGTCAAGCTTTCTGCTAGGCATCCTATGTTTGATATATGCGATCATTTAAAAGGGGAGTACCCGAAGACCTTTAAATTTGTTGGTTGGCACCCACAATGTATTTGTTATACTGTACCAAAGCTTCCGACTGCATCAGAATACAAGAAGTTTGAAGATGCGGTTCTGAATGGAGAAAACTACACCTTTAAAGATCAGGTATCACAACCTCCAAAAGGGTTTGGTGAATATGTAAAAGCTAATTCTGATAGGATCAACAACAGAAAATCACTGCCTTATTGGATCAGAGACAATAAAAATTCCTTTGATCTTGCCGTTAAGTCTGCAAAAAATACTCTAGTGCTTACCAAACAAGAGACTAAGGTGTTTTTGAAAGATAAGCTAGACACCGAAAAAGTATTTATGGTTGACGGAAAGTATTTGCCAGAAAGAAAGATCCTCCATGATCGTATAGTCAATGATTATTTTGATCAGTTTTCTAAAACAGAGGGGAGCAAGGTGTTTATGCTTGGAGGTGCTCCAGCAAATGGTAAATCTACTGTCGTTGACGGAGGCTTTTTACCCCATCCAAAAGGTGCGTTCATTGTCGATCCCGATAGAATCAAGTCAATGATTCCTGAATATAGAATGTTACTTGGACAAAAGGATAAAAGTCTAGTCAAGAGTGCTGCAAACTTCGTCCATGAAGAAAGCTCATATCTTGGTAAGCAGATTCGAAAAAAGGCATTAGAACAAAGTTATGCTGCGGTACTGGATGGCGTTAACGATGGTAAAATTGAAAAGCTTATGAACAATGTTGCTGCTATTCGTAAAGAGAGTGGCGGTAAGCCGATCCGTGCAGATTATGTCAGCCTTGACACTGGGTTGAGTTTGAAGCTTGCAGAGGCTAGGGCCAAAGCTACTGGACGTAATGTTCCTTTGGACCATGTGCGTGATCAGAATAGGGAAATATCTATTTTACTGCCTAAAGCGATCGAGGAAAAGGTATTTGATGAATTGTATCTATGGGACACCAACCTAGAAGGTAAAGCGAGACTGGTGCTTACTCAAATTAATGGGAAACTAAAGATCCATGATCAGAAATTGTACAACGATTTCTTGAAGAAGGCTAATTAAAAGGAAACTCTATTGACAGCCCTTTAGCTTTCATTTCGTTGATTTCCTTAAGCAGTGATCGCTCGTGATCATTTTGAGGTGTACGCTGGCCCCGTTCCAATAACACCCCGATAATGTCGGGATCAAGATTTGGATCATTGTTTTCGTACACCTCAATCTTACGACCTCGGAAGTATGATACACTAACGAGTTTGCCGCGATATTTTGGATCTATGTTGCTCATATTGTTAAAATTAATTAAAAGAAACAGAATAGCGGTCATTTAGGTGCTATCTTTTACCTTTCTAATCTTTATACTTATCAACCCAAACTTGATAATCCCCATCTCTCTTTATACTAAAAACCATAACATTATTAAACGAGCCTTTCTCGTTTAAAGTTGATACCTTTTTGAAAGTATACACACTAGATAAGCTACTGTAAATACCATCTGAAACTTGCATTAATACAACATACTCACCTTTAGGAATGTATTCTTTATACTGATAGCCATTAACAGATTTGTATTTTGCGTTAGATATTAAACCTTGAACAATTTCTTTATTATGACTGACCGGAAATTCATTTGCTGGGATAAAAGCGATGTTAGCGTCAATGTAATTATGTTTCAATATCGATGACATTTGATTATCCTCTATTGTAGAGGTTGCATTGATAAGTATACTTGACTCTTCATCTTTCTTACATCCGACCAAAGTAGCTACTGCCACAAACAACATTAAAAATTTATTCATAATTCCATGATTTGATAATGTAGCAAATATAAGGAATTTCGATGCCTGTGTTTACGGAAATCCGTAGCTAATTTAAATATATTGCTTTTATCAAGTTTATCCTATTGCTGTATGCTCGTTGTATATCCAATAGATTCAATAGGATATTTGTGACAAGTTCATCTTCCTTCGGAGACAAATCTCGCATGGCATATAGACGAAGATATTCTTCAATCTGTGCATCGATACGTCTTTTGCGTTCTGTCAAATTTTGGCTTTCAAAGTTATCACCTAAGTGATCATAAATAATGTAATCTGTAGTTTTCATAATATTTCATTTTAAAAGTAGACATTCTGACTCCTTTGTCAACTATATAATTATTTTGTTGATAAAGCTTATTAAGTCAGAAGCGATGAAACAAATATATGTGCTATTATTTATAATTCAAAGTAAAATATAAATAAAAGTGCTATAATTTGCATTAGTACTGTTTATCATTTACATAATCGTATTGTAAGCGATGCCAACGGCTGTTTATGATATATTCACCTTTTAGCCTGCTTAATTTTATAGCACTTAAGAATTCTAAAAAACATAATTATGTGGGAAAAAATTTTAGCACAACTGGTTGCCAAACATCCAGGGGTGTCAAAAGCTGTTTTGGGACTTATTGCTAAGAAGTTAGCGGAGAAAGTAACAGAAGAAAACCAAATCGAGGGAGCTATAAATGATTTTGAAGCTAACTCAACCTTATCAATCAAGGATTATGCAGATTTCGTTCAACAACAGGGGGATGCTAGGGTAGGTGAAGCAAAGAAGAAGTGGGATATAGAGAATATGAAAGCCGATCCAAATAACCCTGATCCTGAAAAGAAAGATGAAAATCCAACAGAAATGCCTGACTGGGCAAAAGCTCTGCAAAATTCTGTAACAACACTGGGACAGCAATTTGCGCAAAAGAAGAATGAATCAACTTTAGCAGCTTTGATTGCAAAAGCGAAGGAAAAAGGTATTCCCGAAGCATACGCAAGAAAAACTATAGTAGGGGAGGAATTCGACTTAGACTCAACTCTTTCAACTTTAGAAGCTGAATGGACTGAAATCAAACAAGCAAATCTTAACGCTACGGTTGCCGGCGAAAAGGTGGTATCAGGGGTGAAAACAACTGGAAAAGAGGTTTCAAATGCGATTGCAAATTTTGCTAAATCCAACGTTGAGGCCGCGGGGGCAGCTAATAACTAAACAAAGTTTTAATTAAAAAAATTACTATGGGAGTAGGATATAAAAGAACCGATAGTACTGGTGACATTCCAGTATGGCAAGGGGACGGAAAGGATATTCAGCTTGCACAAGGTGGTTTTTTATTTGAGAAAGGTGGGTTAGCAGACGGTACAATTATCAAAGCAGGAACCCCGATGATTTTCAATGAAACCACACGCAAGGCGAAGTTTCTCGCAACTGGTAAAGTTGTTGAAAATGCTTTGGCTGATGCAGTTGCTTATAAAGTGGCTAAAGGGCACACTTTAAAAGTCGGGGATAACTTCGCTGAAAAGCCAGCAAGCGCCGCTTATCCAATTACTGAAATTAACACTAGCAACATTGATTATGATGTTGTAACTGTTGAAACTACAATTGGAGCAGTAGCAGCTAATTCGCTCGTGTTTGGGTCTAGTACAACTGGTGCCGCAAATTCAAGTTTTGGTGGTGTGAATGGAAGGCTTTACCGTGATCAAAAGATCGGCGATGGTGAAAGTTGCAGTGTTGTTATCCGAGGTACAGTATATGCACGCAGAGTGCCATACTCTAAAGAGCTAGAAACGGCTTTACCTCATATTATTTGTTCTCAATCATTTTAATCAATGGCAATAGTAGCATCATTATTTGGAGATTTGGCCAGTAGCCAAAATCTTCAAGCTTTAATCGATCCACAACTTCAGTTGCTTTATGGCCAAACTAAGTGGCGTAAATACTTAGAATGGGGTATTCCGCAAACTGAATTAACTTTTGCGACTGCGATCGGTCGCCAACGTATACAAGCCGCCGCTTCAATTACAGATCCTGATGCTCCGGCTCCTTTGCGTTCAAACAACAAGCTTGAAAAATTGGAGGGTGGAATCCCTACAATGAAAGAAAAGTTCGCTTTGGATCAGCAGGATTATCGAAAGCTAAAGTCTTTAGAAGCTCTTCCAATTTCTGATCAAGCAAAAGTTCAAGCGCTAATCAAAGTACTTTGGAATGCAGTAGAGGATGCAGCAACTTCAACAGACAAGCGAATAGATATCATGTTTTTTCAGGCAATATCCAATTTTAGCATTGATGTTGGCGTTTTAAATAACCCTGACGGTGTTGATTTCGGAGACCTCGATTTGCTTGCAAAACCGCACCAAAAACGTACCGTTCGTGCGGTATGGTATAACCCCGATGGGTCTCCAAATCCATTGGCAGATCCTTTCCGAGATATCGAAGAAACAGTTTCATTTGCTTCAAAGAGTTTCGGACGCACGTTCGCTGAAATTTGGATTGAACAAGAAAACTGGTTTAACTTCAAAAATCATCCAGCGGTAAGGGATAAAATAGCAGGTTATCAGAATCCAGGATCAAACGCTAAATTCGTTGTTACAGAAGATACTATTAATGAGTATCTACGAGCTAACAAATTACCAGCAATGGTGATTATCAACGAGCGTATCGGAGTTGAAAAAGACGGTATCATCCAAACTACCAATCCATTCAACGTTAACAATCTTGTGTTTGTTCCTGCTGGAAAGTTAGGAACTGTACATAACGCTGTTTCTATTGAATCATGGGAACCAGTTCAAGGTGTAAATTACGCTAACTACGATCGCACGTTAGTGTCGAAATGGCGCGATAACGAGCCTTGGAGGGAGTATACAAAAGCAGAATTACACGCTTTCCCTGCATTGGAGCAAATTGACGCAATCTATTTACTACAAACTGATGTACCGACTGTATAATGGCTGCAGGTGAAGTAAAAACGAAAAAGGAAGATACTACTGCACAAGGTGCAGGCAGTACTTCCGTTGATGAGATCATCCAAACAAGCAAAACTGACGCGCCAACAATAGACGAATCTATTAAATCTGATGTTGATACATCAAATGAAGCGCCTCAATGGGCTTTAGATTTAATCGAATCTAACAACGCGGTGATTGAATCAAATAATGCTGTGGTTTTAGCTGTTGAGAGTTTCAACGAGAATGCTTCAAGAGTGGTTAGGGAGGTCTTAGAGGAAGCTAGATTAGTTGGCTCAACAAAGCCAGTAAACACAGCAAAGCCGAAAGCCGAAATTACAATCAACAAGAAAGCTACCTATGTAGTCGCAAAAGGTAAAAAGTTTCAATCTTCTGTAAGCGGAAATATCGTTGAAGAAGGAACTGAACTGAATGGGTTGGAGACTGAGCGTTTACGGAGCTTGATAGCTCAAGGTATCGCTGTAGAGAAGTCGGAGGATTAATCATGACTAAAAAAGAAGCCTTTATAAATGTCGTTCAAGTCGGTACAGTCGATGATAGCACGGCCGAAATGTATCTGCTTTCAAAAGGCATTGTTCCTGATGACAGTTTTACAGGGGATTTAGACGAGTTGGAACTAGCGGCAATACCGTGTATTCAAAGTTTGATAACTGTTAGCTCTCAAAGCGAAGGATCGGCTTCATGGAGTATGGACCGGGAAGGGATTAAACAAAGGCTTCTTTTTTTAGCTCGTAAGCATGGCTTAGACGATGTTGTAAATGCAATTGATGCTAAGCCGATCGTTAAAGCGTACAACAATTGGGGGTTATGATCAGAAAGAGAGCGCATAAACTAAGGTATATCGAGGTTACTCCTGGTCAATCTTTTCAAGATGAAAATGGCGATTGGAAAACTGGTCCATTTACTGAAAAGGAAGTTGTTTTGAATTGTCGGGCTGATGTGAATAGCGGAGGTCGAACGATAAAGAACAACGATGGACAGGACTTTGTTTATAGCTTCTCAATTTATCTGAACAAAATACCCGAAAGCCTCGAGCGAGGAACGTTCATTGAGATCATACTTGATAATAAAGTTATTGGAAGCGGTCATGCCATAATGCCATGGAGTTACCAAACAACAAACAAGATATGGGTCTAAAGCCGCGCTTTACACGAAGTGTCATAAGTCAGGCTGTAGAAAAGCATAAGGCTCAATTCCGAGAAGCTGTAATAAACAGATTCGAGCTAGTGGGATGGGAGTTTGTGAAAGCAGCTCGTGAAAAAACAGCTAATGAAGGAGGCTTTAACGATGTGACCGGTAACCTTAGAAGTTCTATAGGTTTTGCTATAGTTGACCATGGTCGAATTGTTCAAGAAAACTTTGACGGAGCCCAAGCAATCGGTAAGCAAGAGGCGGAAAGTTTTATAAGTGAACTATTGGGAGATTTTGAAGATGGTTACGCGCTTATTGTTGTTGCAGGGATGGGATATGCTGCCGCTGTCGAAAGTAAAGGAAAAGACGTTATAACAGGATCCAGTTTAGAGGCCGAAGCGACTTTAAAAACTGCAATTAGAATGTTAAAAAGGAGTTTATGATAACGAGTATCGAAGCCGGAAATATGTTGTTTTCCTTTTTGGGAAAATCGATTCTTATGACTGACATAAATAAGCCAAGCGGTGAGTTATGCAAGTTTGAAAGGGCAGAAGGATCCACCAAAGAGGACATTGTTATTAACACACTTGGATTAAACCGTGAACCGGTTCAGAAAGGTGTTTTAATCGTTAATATTTATGTGAGCAACCTTGATCCTGCAAAAATTCCAAATATCGGCACTGGAAGAAATAGACCTGATACGGCGAGATTACTTTATTTATCTAAGCTTTTCCAATCTGTATTTAACGATAACGATGAGACAGTTTCAGAGGTTTGGATAAATCAAGATACGTGCTTTGAAATTACGAGTGATGATCAGTTTTCTGATGTAAACAATCAGCATTACATAAGTTTTAGAATTAATTTTTTTACCATAAAATAGAAAGAAAATGGCTAGACCAAAAAACGTGTTAGGCTTAAAGGCAGTTAAAATGGGTGCCGTTGGAGCCGATGGAGGAATGGGTACAGTCTTAACAGAGATTTTGGGGGCTACTGTAAAGGGGACCGCATCGTTAGTGTTAAATGAAGGCAGTTATACTGAAATAGAAATCGAGGAAGAGGATGTTGCTTATGACGAGTTGACCACACAGGCGCCAAAATGGGCGTTTACTTTGGAATCTTACAATATGTCTGGAAAAGCATTGTCTGAAATGGGCGCTGGTGATCTTGAACCTGGTACCGCGGGTGCACCTGATTCGATCGGAATGGACGTTCCTATTGATCAGGAAATGTCTATAGAATGTGAGACTAAAAATGGAGCGAAATTGCAAATCGCGAGAATGTTAGTTCGGATCCGTCCACAATTCGACTTGATGAAAGAGCAATTCGGTAAGGTAATCGTGACAGGTACACCATTGAAACCAACGAAAGCAGGATTGAAAACCGTTGTTAAAACTGATGCTCCGGCATAACAAAGTAGACAAATCGGCTCTTTTGTCTATCATTTGAGCCGATTTATTTATTCCCTTATGAAAGAAACAACTCAAGATACTATAAACGCCTTTTTAGACGAGGGGGATATCATGAATATTCCAATTCTACCTAAAAATAAATGGCACGGCTTTCTACAAAAGATCGGGGTTTGCAAAAAGCATCTAACCTATACTTTAAGGAGAATAAGAGTCGGTAACCGGGAGCGTATAGCACAAAAGGGATTGAATATCCCTGATGAAATAAATGACGGTACACCATTGCTGACAAAGATTTTCGAACTATCTACGAGCAATAACGCCGACTTGATTTATTGTGCAGCTGTGGCGCTTCAAAATGACAGAAATGAACCTACAGAAGAATTGTTAGACACCTTGAAATGGGTTGATGACGATTTACTTTACAGTATTTTGGAGAGAGGACTTTCCGAAATAGACATTCAAAATTTTTTAAAATCTATTGTCTTGATGAAGGGAACAAACAGTTTGATGAAAACGGAAACCCAATAGAAAAAGACAAGCCTAAAAGATATCCAGGAGATAATAGCCTGAATGCACAAATAAACAATTATAGAAAGTATTTCCGTGATAGCTCTGACTATATAAAATGGGAATTATCCTATTACAATTTCTTATGTGATTTGGTAACTATCCCAAGCGTAGATACAAATGACAAAGAAGAGAATGAGGTTGAAGGAAAAGATGAAGAAGAAGAGTTTTTGAGTAAGATCCTATAGGAATGGCAGAAGTAAATAGATTAGAGTGGGATGCCTATATCCGAGATTCCGAGTTGATGGCATCGGTTAATCGAATAGAGCGCAGAGTTAACGGCATGGTTGATAATGTCACTAGAAGTGGCAAAGGCATGGAAGAGGTATTTTCCAAAATGGCCAAGGCTGCCACGGCATTTTTCACAGTTAATCAAGCGCAAAATTTTGTACAGCAACTAGTCAAAGTACGATCCGAATTCCAGCAGCTTGATATAGCTTTTACTACTATGCTTGGTAGTAAAGAAAAGGCAGACAAGTTGACAAAAGATCTGATAGATTATGCTATGTTGACTCCTTTCGGGATGAAGGAATCTGCAAACGCAGCGAAACAACTGCTGGCTTACGGTTCCACTGCTGAAGATATAAAGCAAGAGCTTATAATGTTGGGGGATGTCGCCGCTGGTACATCCCAGCCAATAGGAGAACTTGTCTATCTGTACGGAACCTTGCGAACCCAGGGACGCGCCTACATGATGGACATTCGTCAATTCGCTGGCCGTGGTATTCCAATCTATAAAGAACTTGCAGAAGTTTTAAAAGTTGATGTCAGTCAAGTTAATGCTTTTGTCGAAGCTGGTAAGGTTGGGTTTGCGGAAGTGCAAAAGGCTTTTCAAAACATGACCGCTCAAGGTTCTATGTTTGGTGGTTTGATGGAAGCTCAATCAAAAACAATTCAAGGAGAGCTTGAGCGCTTAGGCGATGCTTACGATATGATGTTAAATAAAATGGGAACCCAAACAGAGGGAACCATTTCCAACGTAATTAAAGGAGCATCAGTCATTATAGAGAATTATGAAACGGTCCTAAATATTATGGGCGCGTTGGTAATTACATACGGTGCATATAGGGCCGCTTTAATTGCTACAGCTGCATTACAGCAGGTGAGTGCCGCAAGAGCGGTTGGAATGACAAGTGCTGAACTATTGCACCTAGGAGCCATAAGCGCTAAGACTGCAGCTATGAAAGTCTTAAATGCTGTCATGGCCGCCAATCCAGCAATTTTTATGACTGCAAGTATTTTAGGGCTAACGGCTGCTGTGTATGCATTAACTCAAGTTACTGACGCGACAAGTGCGGCACAAGAGCGTTTGGCTGTTGTACAGGAGGTAGGAGCAAAAAAAGCTGATGAAGAAAAGAGAAGTGTTGAACAATTGGTCGCAGTAATAAAAGATCATACTGCTTCTGTTGAACAACGCAAATCTGCTTACGACAAGTTGCAAGCTCAAACCAAGGGAATTCTTTCTTCCTTTAGTCAAGAAGAGATAGCTATCGGAAAGGCATCAGATGCTCTAGCAACTTACGTTCAAAACATTGGCCGTGCCGCTTCTGCACGAAAGGCGTTTGACGAATTTAATGCATTAGCCGAACAACTTGAAGTCATAAATCGCAAAGGTATTGACGGTGTAGGTATTTGGGAAAGGACTGGGCGTGCGATGCAAAATGCCTTTGGAGTTAATGGATCCGATGCAGCCAAATCATTTTGGGGATTTGGGGATAAGAAAGGAGACAACTTTATTGTTGATCAACAGAAAGATGTCCTAAAGAAGCAGATGGATGAACTTCAAAAAGAATTCGGCAAGGAATTTAAAGGTTTCATTTCCGGAGTTGAGGACACAGTAAAAGATACTACGCCTTCCAGTCTATTTGTTGAAGGGTTAAAAGATCCGATCAAGAATTTCAACAGCCTTATTAGGTCGGTATCAAATAAAGGTGAGCTTGATACCCTGAAAAAGGCGATTACAGAAAAAATGGAAGCATTGGCTCCTGGTGATAGTCAGATAGCCGGGTTAAAATCTAAGCTTAACCAAATTGCAAAGCTTGAGGAAGCTTATTCTATTACAAAGCCCAAATCAGATGAGTCTATAGCTAATTCTCAATTTCAAGATGCAGAACGCTATTTAGCTGCTTATGAAAAGATTACTAATGCAAGGCAACAAATGCTTAACTCACTACTTCATCAAGATCAACAGGAAATTGCTTCAACGAAACAAAAGTACGATTCCCTTCGTGACGAGATTCGCAAGTTTAATGCTGATCCAAAAAATAAAACTAAAATCGATGTAAAACAGATTGACGAGATAGAGAGACGAGATTTAAACGAGGTTATTAACAAGCAAGCGAACACACGTAAGTTAACGCAGTACCAAGAAGATTATACTAACTACTTGAAGTACGAGCAACTTAAAAAAGAAGCAGGCGACCAGTTTGCTAATGAGCAGTATGGCAAGTATGTAAATGTAGTTGAGAAGATGAAGGGCGAATACGCTGGTCTAGCTGCAAGGCAACAAATAACAGGTTTGTCCGGCGCTGATGAGAAGTATTTCAAAGAGCTAGAGACGTTGTTAAAGGCTCACGGTGAAAAGGAGAAGGAAGAACGGAATTCACGTTTTGTAGAAGCATTAAAATTGTCTGAAACATTTTCTTTTAAAGAACAGGCAATTCGAAAAAAACACGCCGATGCTTTCAAAGAACTAGAAAAGCAAAAGACTTCTATTACAGAAAAAGAGTTTAAAGAACGTACAGAAGTTCTTAAAAAGGCCCAGCAAGACGAACTAAAATCATTGGTTGAATCAAATCCTGAGTACGAGAAGGCGATGAAAGATATTGATGAGTCTTCTAAATGGTTGCTTGCCGAGGCTTTTAAAAGAGGTAAAGATATTGTCGATAAAATTATTGACGGGATGAGTATTACTCCTCAACAAAAATCAGAGCTAAAGAAAGTATATGGTGAGATTTTCGATAAAGGCGCAAAAGATGCCGAAGGTGGGGATTTACAAAGATATGAAGCTGCAGTAAGTTCTTTTGAGCAATTAGTTAATTCAGCTACACAGTTTGATGGAACAATGAGCAATAGTTTAAAGACTATTGGTTCAATGATTAGGCAAGTTGGAGATTTAACCAAAACTCTTAGTGATGTAGGGTCGGGGATGTCAAAAAGTGGTACCGTATTAGCTGTTGCTGGGGCTATCGTATCGATGATAGGAGGTATCACCGAAGCCATATCTAATGCCAGGTTTGCAAAACGTGAGCAATATCAAAATCAGATTGATTACAGCAATGATTATCAATTAAAGCAAGTTGAAGCAATTACCAAAGCTCTAGAGCGTCAGCTTGCTCTGATCCAGGAGATATATGGGACTGATCGCGTTAATGAGTATTCACGGGTTGTAAAAGAGTCAACAGATGCATTTAATAATGCTATTAAGTCATTTGATGGTGTTTCTGCTCCGACTTCCACGAGTGGAGTAAAAGACAAGAATCTACAACACATCATGTCAGGTAATGCTGGTTTGGTAAAGTTTAAGCTTACAGGTGATAGTTTTTATGATGACTTCATAAAAAAGCTTAATGAGGGGGCAGATTTTGAAAAAGCATTCGGCAAGAAAGGGAGCAAGCAATACGATATGGCAGCAGCTGTTCTCAAGAGAATGATAAATGATGGAATGCTGAAACCTATTGAGCTTGGTTTTTCAACAATTGAAGATATTACCGTCGCTAAGATTGAGGACCTACAACGCTTGATTGATGAAGGTAAATTGGATGATATATCGAAGAGACAAGCTGAGGCAATCATCAATAGTTACAATATCCTAAAAGATGCTATGAATCAGTTGCGAGAAGAGTTAACTGGTGTAGCGTTTACCTCTTTGACTAATGGCATTGTTTCCATGTTTGAGCAAGGGAAAACCAGCGTTAAACACTTTACAGAATTCTTTGAAAAGCAGATGCAACAAGCTGTATTGAAAGGGTTTTCCCGTAAGATGATTGAAACCCAAATGCAGTCGTGGTATGAAGAATTTTATAAGGCAAGCGAGAGCAATGGCGGATTAGATGCAGGTGAAATAGAAAACCTTCGTAAAGCCTATTTCGGTATTATGGAAAAAGCTAATGCTGAGTTTGAAGAGCTTAAAAAGCTTGGAATAGGATTGGGTGGAGAGGGGTCTTCCTCCCAAAGTGAACTTTCCAAAGGGATTCAAAGTATGTCAGAAAAACAAGCCGATCGCGTGGAAGCTGAATTGGGAGGTTTGCGGCTCGCTCAATTAGCATTGGTGGAATTAGAGAGGACCAATCACGCAGATAATGTACGAATCATGAACTACCATTTAAATGAACTGTCTGCAATCAGTAACAATACATACCGGACGGCTAATAACACAGATCGCCTGGCTAACATCGAAACGGCCATCGTACAACTAAACAGCAAGATTACAAACACAGATGCTATCAGGAGGGGCGCAGGTTTATAATGAGTAATTACAGAATCAACGGGCAAGATCCTGAGACGCTTTATAATTTACAAATACTAAAAGGTATTTACGAGCAACTAGATCAGAAAGCCGAATTGAAAGACAATGGTCTATCGATAGATTGGGCAGAAGAAAACGGCACAGAGCGTTATCATGGGTTGCAACGTTTCAAAAGCAAAACATACAATATCCAATGTCTGATAAAGTGCAATACATCTGCAGAGTATGATGCATCTATTGAGGCATTCGATGATTTCATTGATACAGCAGGAGAATTCAACTTAGACATTGTCTCAAAAAACAAACGATTAAAGGTGTCCTTTTTGAATATGACCAATTTCAAAAAATACGGCAACAGCGCAACTTTCACGCTGGTATTGGCAGATGATTATCCAACTGAAAAATTTACAATTAGCTAGGGTATGATACACGAGATAAAGAGAGGAAACACAGTTATTTGGAGCGGTAAAGCTATCGGGCGTCAGTACAGACGTATTATGCAGGAAGACCGTGTAGAGGTGACCATAAATACGGCAAGTGCGATAAAATTCAAGAAAGGTGATATGTTGGTTGCTTACGGGCAAACCTACAAGCTGAACCGTCCCGAAAACATCAGTAAAAAGAATACGCAGATAGGTTATTCTTACGAGATCGAGTTCGAAGCATTGTATTATGACTTCGGCAAATGGATTCTTTACACCCTAGATAAGAACAACTCTTTGAAGGAGCCTGCTGTTTATCTGATGGGTGATGCTAAAGCAATCCTGGGCTTGGTTATTCAGAATGCAAACCGCGCTTCCAGTGGGTGGACTTTGGGTGTTATCGATGATACTGAGGTTTTCCAGTGGACGTACAATGGAGGGAAGCTATTGACAGTTATACAGGACATCGCCGATCAGACGAATCTTGAATTTTGGTTCGACAACGGTGGTAAGCGTCTGAATTTAACGAGACGTCAGCCTGTAACAGGTATTCAGCTTGCATACGGCAAAGGGAAGGGTTTATATGAGCTTTACCGCTCTAGACGGGACAATCCGGTCGTTACGCACTTGACAATCTTAGGAGGCTCGCAAAACATTCCTAACAACTACGGTTTCCGTGAGATTCAGCCTACAGGGGGTAACCCGATGGTTAATCCGAATTATGTAGCCGGTATGGATCGCGTGGAAAATACGGTAGTATACGAAAACATCTATCCGAGATTGATTGCTAAGGTGACGGCCACGAGCGCGCCAAATGTGATCCGTTCAACCGATATCGATTTCAATTTGAATGATCACCTACTTGATGACGGAACCAGTGCGCAGATCGCCTTTACTTCAGGGTTATTAAATGGTTTTAAGTTCACTATTCAAAAAACAGGATATGTACATGCGACTAGACAGGTAACTTTCAACATTATTCAGGATGATAAGGCTTATCCGGGGGGAGTTCCTGATACCTTATTGAAACCTGCAGTTGGGGATAGCTTTGTTTTCTTGAACATCGATATGCCTGCTACCTATGTGACGAATGCAGAGGGAAGGGTAAAGGACACAGGTGATCAGTACTTTGCGGAAGAAGGTGTTGAACAGTTCGACTGGTCTGCAAAGATCACTCCTAAGTTTGCATTAGAAAATAATACAGAGCTAGTTCTTGGCGGATTGGTTCATCTTAAAGCTGACGATATCGGCTTTGATGGTAATATCCGAATCGATAGCTATTCGCGCGATCTACAGGAATCGTACCGGTATGATTTTACGTTAAGCAACATTATATCGATCAATAGCCTTGTAAGGCAACGGAACCAAAGCGACCGATTGGCCAACACTGTAACCAAAGGTATTTCGTCTGATGGGCTATCGACAAAAGCAACCTATGCGGAGCGTGCAGGATATGCCGGTACCGCAGGGCATGCAGCTACAGCAACCAATGCTGCTACGGCAAACTTTGCAAGTGAAGCAGCTCATGCAGCATTGGCCGATCATGCTACAAATGCTGACCATGCATTGAAAGCTGATCTAGCTACACGAGCAATCAAAGCGGATCTAGCTGATAACTCTATCCTATGGAATGGACTGGCGCAACCCAATTATCTTACACAACCTGTCCGTCCTGTTGATAGTCCAAAGTTCGAAGGGGTGTCTTCTCCTTCTTTTCAGAGTGGTTGGACTGGTAGTGGATATAGAGTCTCTAAAGATGCTAATGGTAAATACATATTAGAGGTTGACGGCCTTTTTGTGCGCGGTGAAGCTAATTTCTACAGCCTTGTCGTTAATGAGCTTAGAGCTACTAACGGAGCATTGATCGTGTCGGACGGTATTGAGATTACTGGAGCAACAAAGACAGGCAATAACTACGTGTGTACATTCGATACTGATGGAGGCACTATCGGCAATCCTTTTAGGGTTGATGACGTGGTGAAATGTCAGGTGTGGAATGGTAAAGCTGCAAAGCTTTTTGTTGGACGCGTGTTATCGACTACATCATCCAGTTTCACTATATCGATACTGCAAGGTTCGTCCATTCCTACTGAGGGAGATCACATCGTAAGGATAGACAACTTTACAGACAATAACCGCAAGGGCATCGTTTACATTACGGCTAGTGATTCCGGTGCACCTTATGTTGATACTGTCTACGGCATGTGGACATCTCCATCGACTAGTATACGCACGAGAATGGGGAATCTGTCTGGTATTGTTCACCCTACTTTAGGGACATTGACGGGGTTTGGACTATATGCTCAAGGGGCATATATAGATGGTGTGTTAGTCGCCAAAGCTGGTAGTAACGTCTACAATAAGGGAGAAACGCAAGCCGAAATAAGCAATGCTGAAGGAAGGATCAATCTTTCAGTGACCAATAAGATTGATGGTATTAAAGTAGGTGGAAGGAATTTGTTAAGTGGTTCCAAATCAAGTGGTCTAATCACAACGAATAGTACAAAAGAATTTACTTTATCTACTTGGGCAGGAGTAGTATGGTCTGCTGATAACTCAGGGGCTTTACTTGTTGATGGGGAAACATACACTATTGGGTATGATGCGGAACTAATAGCTAGAACATCTGTACCAACACCATTTGGTTATCAAGTTGGTTTTGCTCTATATAACGGCACTAATAGTATATCTCTATTATCGGCTACACTCAAAACGTTAGGTCAAAAAGAACGTAAAGTAATTTCTTTTGTTGCGCCAGTTAATAGTAAGAACTATGCTCTATTAGCTTATACTAATAGATACACAACAAACGGGAATACACCTGTAGGTTTTGATACAGTAAAATTCACTAACCTTCAATTAGAAAAAGGTAATAAAGATACGGATTGGGGGCCTGCATATGAAGATATTGACGCAAGCATAGATACTGTTAAAAGTTCTGTTTCTGATCTTTCTATTGTAGTTGACGGACATACCGAGCAAATATCTTTACGTGCCACTAAAACAGAGGTTACACAGTATGTTAATGCTAACTATAACCCAGTGCGCCACATTAGGGATTATCTAAATGGTAGTAATGTAAATGCTGGTAATCATTGGGTTGAAATAGAAGCTATTGATACAAATAATGTAAATGTTGCATTGGGTAAACCTGTATCAAGTGGTGCAGGTGGTGCTAATTTAAATCTTATCACTAATGGTAATAAAAGTAATAGTCAAGAATATGCTTATACAGGTAATGGTGAAAACTATGTTCAAATAGATTTAGGTGCAATATATTATAATATCAAAGAAATTAGAGTATGGCATTACTACGCTGATGGTAGGAAATACAAAGGGAATGTTACTCAAGTAAGTACCACGGGTGCAGGTGGTAGTTGGACAGTATTATTCAACAGCAATAATGAAGGTGAATATGTTGAAACATCAGCAGGTAAAACCCACTACAATTTAAAAAGTAGGGATTCTATTAATAATTTATCTGTTACTACAGAAGCTAAGATTACTTTAATAAATGATTCAATATCATTAAAAGCAGATAGAAGTGTAACAGACGGACTCAATACGCGTCTAAATTCAGCGGAAGCTAAGATTACTCCTGATGCTATTAATGCAACTGTTAGAGGTCAGGTTAATTCAAAGTCAACAGGTGAGATCTTAAGGCGTGACCCTACATTTCTTCAAGGTAACAATGGTATGTCTGTTTATAATAACCTAGGTAATGGTGTAGTTACTTTTGTAAGGGAGAATGTTCCAGGAGGGGTACAGCCAACGGGCTCGCCTTGGCGATTGAAAGTCACATCAACGGGTTCAGCAAATCCAAATTGGGGAGGTATAGCCTTTCAATATACAGGAAAAGTAAGTGTAGTATATAATTATAAGCTAATAGCAAGCATACCTGTTGGTAGAAGGATTAATCACGCCGCTAATGCAATGGGTACAGGTTCATCTGAAGTATGGTTAACATCACAAGAAGGTACAGGTAAATTTGAAGAATACGTTGTTCAGGTTACCTATGGTACAGGTGCAGTAAGTAGTTCAGGTTTTTTTCATATATCAGGCGGAGCAACGCCAACACCTGCAAATCCGTTGGTTTGGTACGTAGCATTTGCTACAGTATACAACGTATCAAGTGTTGACGACACCCCCACGGTTACCGAAGTTGAATCTTCTTTCTCTATGACAGCTAATAAAATGAAGCTGTTTAGTGCAGAAATAGAAATGTCGGGTATTGTCACCTTCCAAGGTACAAATGCACAGAATTCTGCTAATGCTGCTCAGGGTACTGCTAATACAGCTAATACAAAAGCAGGACAGGCAGATACAAAAGCTACCAATGCTCAAACAGCTGCTAATACAGCTGACGGTAAAGCCGTAGCAGCTCAGAACACGGCTAACGCGGCTAACGGAACTGCAAACGCAGCAAACAATCAGGTTAATGCATGGAAGTATCCGAATAAGACCACTATTAATGGAGGTGCAATCGAGACTAAAAGTATCAAAGCCTTACAGATCGATGTAGAAAACCTGTTTGCTGAACAGATAACAGCAACAAATCTAACCGTAACAGGGACTAGTAAGGTAGGAGCGTTTAGAATAGTAGATCAAACTTTAATCGCCGATATGACCAATGCAGATACCAGGATTGCAGGAATAAGATCTATGTCGTATAACCAGGAAGAAGTATTTAGTATTGGTCGCGCCTTCAGTCCATCGTCGGGATCGGATGAAATGTGCTATCTAAGAGATTGGAAGGGCGGTTCACTTAAAGGAACTGGTTTAAGGATTGATATAAAAAACAAACTTGAAGATAATATAGCTATAGATATCGTTAACGGAACAGTAAGAGGGATTCGTTACGATTCGGAATACATAAGTATTAATAGCTCAGGCAGCAGATATGCCGACCAAAATAAATCTATACACATAGTGAATATTTACGGAGGTACAGGAAATTTCGGATGGAGTTTACCGACTGAACCAAAAGATGGTGAAGTACATTATTTCTTATTTAGAAAGTCAGGTAATTCTTCTAGTTGGCGGGTTTATGTTAACGGGGGAACTCCGCCAAAATTAGTTGATAGTTCCGGTAGTTTCGCTAGTGGTATAGATCTTAAAGTAGGTTTTTTAACAAAATTCATATATGTATCATCCATAGGTGGGTGGATTACCGACATGCTACCTTAAAACGATTAGACATGAACAAAACAGATAAAAAGAGAGTATTCGGGTTCAAGGAACTTGGAATGAAAGATTTGGAGGGTGGATTTACTCCATTCGTAATTGATCAAAAGACAGCAGATAACGGGATTGAGCAAGTTTCTTTGTCTGTAAAAATATTTGCTAACACGATCTACAGAACAGGGAGCAAATCAATCGATATGGACAACTTTTTACGCGACTTACACGCAAATGGAGAGGCTGAATTGACTGATGCTATAGCCGTAGAGCTAATCGAAGCGTCCTCGCAATTATGGAGTTATCCAGTTATCAGAGAAATTAATTTACTAATCGAAAAATCAAAATAATCATGGCAGTAGAAACATTAACAAGAACAGTCGAAAGCAATAGCGAACAGAGAGTAAGCAAAGCGGTTTTCAAAGGTTTCAACCTAACCTTTACAGAAGAAAGACAATTAGGAAAGTTGATAAAGGTAGAGATTAACGGTTATAAGCAAACCGCAGAAGGAATGGAAACAGTGTCGCTACATTATGACACCCGGAACGGCGGTCAGCCATCTATTTCTTTTTCTCCTTTATCGGCTGTAGATTCTGAACTAGCAAATGCTATCAGTGCAGAGCTTGAAGTTATTAAGGCAGTAACGGAGTAATCATGGGAAAAGTAGAAAGAAAAGAAGTAAAAGTATTCCATGAGTGGGACTTGTGTGAGGACTGCGGAGGGAGGCTAGAAAGCAAGACGGATATCAGTATGCTTTCCAATCCGCAACGGTACTATAACAAGTGCCAGGATTGCGGAAAAGAGACGGTCAGTCTGTCTCCATCACCTAGTGTAGTTCACGAAGAAGTATAAGTAACAAGCCCCTTCGGGGGCATTTAAAAAGGAAGGGAAGTATGGCGAATTATATATCTTATTCAAGTGCAGGACATCATTTAAAGGACAGCGGCGCCATTGGAGTAAATGGAAGGCAAGAAAATCATGAGACTATATCATTCCGTGATATGGTCAATGCGGAGTTGATAAAGTTGGGCAGGACGGTAGTTCGAGACAAAGACACCGAAACATTAGGACAATACCTAGGACGGATAAATCCTACTGATAAAGATGTTGTAGTTGAACCTCACTTTAATGCTTTTAATGGTAAAGCATCGGGGGTCGAAGTGTTGATTGCTGACAATGCAAACGAGCGCTCTAAAGCAATGGCAAAGGAGCTGTGCGATGGCTACGCTCGCATTATGGGAATCCCCAACAGAGGGGTTAAAACAGAAAGTCAATCGGCTAGGGGTAAATTGGGATTGATGCGTAAAAAAGGAGCGGTTTGCCTTCCTGAATTGTGTTTCATTGACAATCCAAGTGATATGGCAGCTTATGATAGAAACAAGGTTAATCTAGCTTGCTTTACAGCTCAAGTAATGAACAAGTACGATTTAAACTAATTGGCTTATGAAAGAATTTTTACAAGACTACGTTTTACCCAACATGTCAGCTATTTGGGGGGCATTGTTTGGGGCAATTGCAGCTATTTGGGGTTATATAAGAATAAAGCCAAAAGAAAAGTTAGATAACGAAGGTGGGAATCTTGAAAATGCTAAAAAGTCTCTTGAAATATCGGAAAGGATAGCTGATAGACTGGAAAAGCAATTGGAATCTTCAGACAGTATTATCGAGCAATTAAAAGAAAAATTATTGTTAGCCCTCGAGGAAGAAAATACTTGTAAGAAAGCTTTGAAGGCAATCCGAGAAGAACTAGCGCAATTCAAAATTCTGTTTGAGCAACAAAAGCATGAGCTTGAGGGCTTAAAGGACGAATGTAGGTTGTTACGATTAACTATCGAAGAAAATGAAAAGAATAATACTATCACTGATAATCTGCACGCTAATTAATTCGTGCGGATTATTCAAACGTACCGAAAAGAAGGTAGATCGCGTAAAAGTTGCTGCAGTAGTCGAGAAGTCTAGCGAGAGTAAAACGGGCGGTATAGAGTCTACTAACACTCAAACTCAATCTAAGTCTACAGAGCAGTCAAAAGAACGCCAGGAGCATGATATAAATAGCGACACGAAGCTAGAAGCTGACGAGATCAATATCGATAGCCAGGGGAACATATCGGCCAAAGGAGGGGCAAAACTGACGAACAAGACCAACACTAAGGGGAAAAACGAAAAGGACATTACCAAGCAGGATAGCACCGGAACTACTATACAGGCCGACAAAATCAGCTTCGAGGAATCAAATGATTGGTATAAAGAGCAATTTAAGTCTGATGACACTAAAAAGGAAACTGTATCATCACCCAGCGGTAAAGGGATCATCTTCGGAGCTGTATCGGTGTTGATTATTGTTTTCGGGGTATTGTGGTGGTTTGGGGTGAAAAGGAAAAAATAGTTAATAATTCCCCTTTGTTTTGGCTCCATAGGCGGTTTTTTGTTAAACACTTTTTTGATATGTAACTTTGCTACATGGAAATAGAACAAGTACTATCATATAATTTCTTCGTAGACGAAAGTAAATTAGTAGGAAATATTAACGTAATTCTTACCAACGGGCAAAATTTAGCAATTCATGCTAGAATGGACAAAAACCTTGATTATATATACACAAATTGTCATCCTGGAGACTATTCTAAAATTTGGGATTTTTGGTGTAATAATAATTCTAGTCGAATACCTGTCAAAAAAACAAGCCTCTGAAATCGAGAGAAATCAGAGGCTAAACCAATTATTCACACGGGTCGGATGACCTTAAATATGAAGTAGTTAAATATACCTATTTTATTCTATATTCCTAGTCGCTTCATAGAACTGCATTAACCTATAGTGAGCCGGGCATTTGGTGATATCCTTTTTCTTCCATAATTCACACTCTAGGAATTGAATTTCCAAAAACTTAGCAACGTCAACAACCTTTTGATGTGCGCCCACCTGTACAACTTCGGGGTACTCCTTACCCAAAAGCTCATTTTTCAAATCTTCAACCGTCATGGGGCAAATCTACCTTTTACTTTGTGAAAAACGACCTACTGATGGACGATAATCGAGAGGCCAATCTATTAAACCTCTTTCAATCATTGAAATAAATTCTTTCATTAGAGAATCGGTCAGCCATTCTGCAGGGTTATGTATGTTATAACGAAATTCACCCTCATTTGCGCCATATGGGACGTGAAATGAAATGTTTCCCAAATAAAACTTATTGCCATTCACAAACCACTGTCCCGATCCATTGGCAAAACTAACATCTACCACGATTCTTTCACCCTTAAAGTAGAACATTTTGGTTGGCTTAGTAAATCGGAGAATAAGAGCATCTATAATTGCTTCGCGGATGTCTTCAGCCAGCTCACCGTAAACATGTTCCCAGGTTCCCATGGTATCACGGAAAACGTAGATAGTGAACCCGTTTTTATGGGTTAGGGTATAATCCGTACAGCCTCGATATTTATCTTTTATCTCAAGCTTTGCAAACATTACTTTATTTCTACACCGGATCTCTAAAGGTTTCATGTCGCAAGTTTACTAAAAATATTAGCATATTTGCAATATGGGAAATGTTAAATTTAAAGTTTGGGATAATCCGCCTGACGGAGAAATAGCTAAATATGTTCGCAGTTCTGCATTACAGGCGTCCTGGACTTTGTCGGATATAGATGCAGGAAAACACATCTTACAAAACGCTTTCGGCGATTGGCCTGACGTGATGCAAAAGGAATTGTTACAATTGCGCGAAAAGTTTAAATCTCGTCTGTGATAGTCGGTACGTTGGTATCTACACCACCAGCAGCCATTACACGGAATGTGCGGTGCGCCTTCATTTCTCCACTGTACGGTTGCATTAAGGACTCGATTTCGTCACGGCCGTCCGCAAGCAACCAATTGTGGCGTTTATCTTCAGGGATGATCAAAGGCATGCGCTTACCCACATTATGGATGTCGGCCATAAAGTCATTTGCTTCGGTCGTGATAATAGAGAAGGTGTTATAATCTTGCCATTTATTCCATACAATACCGAGGGTGAAAATAGGTTGATCCTGCACCTGGACAAAGTAAGATTCGTTGTTTTTCTTTCCGTCCGTTGCATGTGGTTCAAAAAATCCTTTAACGTAGAGTAAGCCCCGTGTTTTGGTTATAGCGTTCTTGTATGAAGCTTTTTCGAAAATATCTTCACTCGTTGCATTGAGAGTATTTGCATACTTGTTTGCTTCTTCTTCGGACTTGACCCAAAACGGGATTAATTTCCACCTAGCCAAAACAATAGAGTCAATTTCGTTGTTCAGTGTAACAGGAAGGTAGGGACGGACAAAGCCCGATACATGGTAATAAGGGACGATTTCCTTTGATACATGCATTTCTGTAAAGAACTTCTGTAGTTCTGCATGGTTGGGAGTTGAAGCATGATAGCACATAATTTATTGACGTTTTAAAGCTATAAACAAATGCAATTCGAAAATGTTAGTAAGGCACTGTTAAAAGAACTATTGAGCAAAGGGTACAACATACTCACTTCAAACAATATGCTTTCGTCTGACATCGTTTATTGGTACCCTGAGAAGGTGGAAGATGTGCAGCAATATATCGAAACCAACGCGAATGAAGAACCTACTTTGCTGGTTATTCAGGACGCATTAGAAAACATAAGAGAACAGGATTTAGTAGGATTAGTATTTGTATCATGACACTAGAAGAAAGATTACAGTATTTTGAAAAGCATTTCGAGTTCTATAAAGACCCCGATTACTTTCGGTACAATTATGATCCCGAGCAGAGCGCCTGCCGGAACGAAGCCCTACGGACTGGAAACAGGGAGTTGTATTTGAAATTTATCAAGTACAAATATCCTGGGAAAGAAATCGAAGCAATGGCCGACTTTGATCAGGTTGAACTAAGAAGCATGGGGCGCGAAGAAGGGTTAAGGTTCTTTAAAGCGAACAAGATTAATGTGCTGAACGGTGATCTAGAATATTCCGATCCCGATACCATATTCAAAATGCTTACAGTGAAGGAAGCCGATTTGTTTTTCTATACCGAGGAATCTGAAATAGATTTGATAAACTCCTACAATACGCCTGAAGAAGTATTTAAAGTGCTGGATGTGATAACGGTGGATATGGCTTCGTTGCGTAAATAAAAATACCCCTCCCGAAGAAGGGGTACGCCAAATATTATATACTTCTGCTTTTCAACTTCACTTCATCACCAAGAATAACCCCCATATCTTTGAGATAGTCCATAAGTTCCGCAAGAGTTTTATGCCTAGTAAGCTTAATAATATTGTGGAGCTTTTCGCCATCTTCGACCAGGTGAATACATCTAGTGTGTTTAAAAGAATACAGAGTTTCACCTCTACTGATACCGCATGCTTCTTTAACAGGGATAAACATCTTACGGAAGTAGCCTTCATAAACTGGATTTGGCCCAGGCATTCCGTCCTTCGTGAATAAATAATAATGTTTATTGTAACGATCTAAATCTAATTCTGATAAGATACTTAGAAATTCATCATCTATCGGAATGTATTGCGTTGTGTTTTTTTTACTGTTTTCGCTTGGAACTTGTATTAATCTTCGATGCAGATCAATATCACCAATCTTGAGCAATCTAAGTTCAGCATCAGGGCGCATACAACTATAATAAATGAATCTACTGAATTGATATAAGTAGGGGGTATGCTCCTTCATACGCTCCAAAACCAAGCTAAACAGCCTATTATTAAAAGGTAAATTCCCCTTTTTCTGAACTGGAAGTCGCTTAATACCACTGCACACATTCTCTTTTAAATAATCTGATTTATTTTCCTTGAAGAATTGTAGAAAAGTATGTATAGCCTGCAAATACAGGTTATAAGTTTTGTTAGATAACTCTCTGTTGATTTTCGCATAATTTACAAAATCAAATATATTTTCCTTAGTTATCTGATCTATTCGTTTATGATCGATATTCTGATCAATCAAATAATTTTTAAAGACTAACAGTCGATCTTCGTAAGGTCCATAAGAGTTTTTCTTCAAGTATGATTTTGCAAACAACAGATATTCATCAATACATTTACAGATATTATATTTTTCGCTGTAACTATGATCCGAATAAAGATATTTCTCATACGGGTTAAAACCAGCTTCTAGTAATTCAGTGATTCCAGTTTTAACTAATTTTAATTGGGCAGTTCTTTCTTTCTTTGTATGAAGACAATTGATCGTATTAAAGACTTTAAATCTTTCATACATTTTACCATTAGGTTTTCGAAGTTCTTCGGGGATCAAATAATGATAAGAGACAAACCATTCTTTTGTAATATCTCCACCAGCATCGTAAGAATTAATCAGCTTGTAAGTAGGCATATGTGTCCGTTTTTTGTCAGTACGCTTACTAACAAGCTGATTATCAGGTTCAATTTTGTGGAGCTGGAGAGATTCGAACTCTCGTCCAAACAT